TACTAAAATAAAAAAAGGTGATAAAGTTATAATTCACCATAATGTTTTTAGAAGGTTTAGAGATATAAGAGGTAAAGAAAAAAATAGTAGAAGCTATTTTAAAGAAGACATGTATTTTGTGTCCGTTGAACAAATATTTGCATATAAACGAAAAAATCAATGGATCCCAATTGAAGGTTTTAATTTCATTAAACCTATAAAAGAAGATAAAATGTTTTCTATTGATTTTGAAAAACCACTAGTTGGTATTTTGAAATATAAAGATCCTAGCTTAAGCTCTGTTAGCGAGGGCGATCTTGTTGGTTTTAGGCCAGGTATGGAATACGAGTTTGTTATAGACGAGCAAAAACTTTATAGAGTTCCTACAAATCAAATTACAATTAAATATGAATATCAAGGAAACGAAGAAGAATATAATCCAAGCTGGACACAAGGCGGTTGAAGAATTAATAAAAGTAGCTAAAGAAGCTATTGTTGATTCAGGAGATGACATAACAGCTGATAGGCTAAAAAATGCAGCAGCTACTAAAAAACTAGCTATATTCGATGCCTTTGAAATACTAACACGTATACAGGAAGAAGAGGCTATGCTTAACGGTAAAGAGCTAGAAAAAAAAGAAGAGCGCGTGTTTAAAGGATTTGCTGAAGGAAGATCTAAATGAGTTACAAGCAAACGCTATATAAAATAATAGAGCCTGTAAAAAGAACTACTATTAGCCGAATGAATAAAGGCAACAAGTGGAAGGTACGGCTACGATAAAGATCACGATATTGTAGTTATATCTAAAACAGGTAAAATAGGAGATATATACGAAATACAAGGTTTAAAAATAGCTCTACCTAAAGCTCTAAAAACAGTGCAGCGCTAATGAAGATAACAAATGGCTGTCAAATAGAAAAGCCAAAAGTTCTTGAAAAAATAAAAACTATATTTGATTGGCGAGCTTATCCTGAAGAGCAAAAAGAACAATGGTACGATTATATAGATGAAGAATTCAAAAGACGTGACGAGGGTTTCTGGTTTCAAAATGCTAGTATTCCAACTTATATTACAGGAACTCACTACATGTACCTCCAATGGTCTAAAATAGATGTAGGCGCTCCAGACTTTCGTGAGGCTAATAGATTGTTTTTTATATTTTGGGAAGCTTGTAAAGCTGACAAAAGATGCTACGGTATGTGTTATCTTAAAAACAGACGTTCTGGCTTTTCTTTCATGAGCTCTGCTGAAACCGTTAACTTAGCTACAATATCGAGTGATAGTAGATATGGAATACTATCTAAAAGTGGTGGTGATGCTAAAAAGATGTTTACTGACAAGGTTGTACCTATATCCATAAACTATCCTTTTTTCTTCAAACCTATTCAAGATGGTATGGACAGACCTAAGTCTGAACTAGCGTATCGTGTGCCAGCGAGCAAGTTTACTCGTAAAAAAATAGAGGTAAACGAAAAGCTAGAAGAGATAAAAGGACTTGACACAACGATTGATTGGAAGAATACAGGTGATAACAGCTATGATGGTGAAAAATTAGCGCTGTTAGTACACGATGAAAGCGGTAAGTGGGAAAGACCTGACAACATACTTAACAACTGGCGAGTTACAAAAACCACGCTTAGACTAGGATCTAGAATTATCGGCAAATGCATGATGGGGTCAACGTCTAATGCTTTAGATAAAGGTGGTGAAAACTTTAAAAAACTTTACAATGACTCAGACGTTACAAAAAGAAATAGAAATGGACAAACTAAGTCAGGATTATATTCTTTGTTCATACCTATGGAATGGAATTACGAAGGATTCATTGACGATTATGGAATGCCTGTATTCGAAAACCCACCAGAAGATTGTGTTGGCCCACACGGAGACGCTATCGAAGTCGGGGTTATTGAACACTGGGATAATGAGGTAGAAGGCTTAAAAGGTGATCAAGATGCTTTAAATGAGTTTTATAGACAGTTTCCTCGCACGGAGGAACACGCGTTTAGAGATGAAACAAAAAACAGTATATTTAATTTAGTAAAAATATACGAGCAAATAGATTACAACGAAGACATAAAAAGTTCTAGCAACGTAACAACCGGTAGCTTTAGCTGGGAAAACGGAATAAAAGATACTAAAGTAATGTTTAGCCCTAATCCTAGCGGTAGATTTAAAGTTTCTTGGGTTCCAAGGATTACACTGCAGAATAAACAAGTAATTAAGAATGGTGTAAGGTATCCAGGTAACGAGCATGTTGGAGCGTTTGGTTGTGATAGTTACGATATATCAGGCACTGTTGATGGTCAAGGCTCAAAAGGAGCATTACACGGTTTAACTACTTTTAGTATGGAAGATGCGCCGCCTAATAGCTTTTTCTTAGAGTATGTAGCTAGACCACAAACAGCAGAGATGTTTTTTGAAGATGTATTAATGGCTTTAGTATTCTACGGAATGCCTATACTCGCAGAAAACAATAAGCCTAGGTTGTTGTATTATTTAAAAAGAAGAGGTTATAGAGGTTACTCTATGAATAGGCCAGACAAAAGCTATAACAAGCTATCTGTGTCTGAAAAAGAAATAGGTGGTATACCTAACTCCTCTGAGGATATTAAGCAAGCTCACGCAGCTGCTATTGAAACATATATACAAAAACACGTAGGTGTTACAAGTGAAGGAGAATATGGTAACATGTACTTTAATCGTACATTAAATGATTGGGCTAAGTTTGATATAAACAAAAGAACAAAGTTCGATGCCGCTATAAGCTCAGGTTTAGCAATAATGGCCTGTAATAGACACTTGTATAGACCTAATCCGTTAGTTCAAAGACCTAAATTAAATTTACATATTGCAAAATACAAAAACGCCGGTTCAATATCGGAAATAATAAAATAAATATATGGCTGAGTCAGTTATAAATAGTTTTTTTCCAAGCCAAGTAGCTAGTGACAAAGAAAAAATGTCACAGGACTATGGTTTAAGAGTTGGTAGAGCGATTCAAGACGAGTGGTTTAAGTCTGACTCTGGTACTAGTAGGTTCAAGAGTAATCAAAATACATTTCATAGATTAAGATTGTACTCTAGAGGTGAGCAGTCAATACAAAAATACAAAGATGAATTATCTATTAACGGTGATTTGTCTTATTTAAACTTAGACTGGAAACCTGTGCCTATTATACCTAAGTTCGTTGACATTGTTGTTAATGGAATATCAGAAAGAGCTTTTGACATAAAAGCGTACTCTCAAGATCCGTACGGAGTTGAAAAAAGAACAAAGTACATGGAGGCTATAGTGCGCGACATGCAGACTAAAGATATAAATAACTTTGTAGAAAAAGAGTTTGGAATAAATCTTTTTGAATCTAACAAAAAAACACTTCCAGAGTCAAAAGAAGAGCTAGAGGTTCATATGCAGCTTTCCTATAAGCAAGCTGTTGAAATGGCTGAAGAACAAGCTATAGAGACGTTACTAAAAAGTAATAACTATGATCTAACAAAGAAAAGAGTTATTTACGATATAGCCACTATAGGTATTGGAGCTGTTAGAAATCAATTTTCAAAGTCAGAAGGTGTAACGGTAGATTACGTAGATCCTTCTAACCTTGTTTGGTCTTATACAGAGTCACCGTATTTTGATGATATATATTATTGCGGTGAAGTTAAAAACGTACCAATTAATGAACTTAAAAAACAGTTTCCAGAATTAACAGATGAAGACTTAAAAAACATAGCGACGCAAGGATTCCAGAATAACGGATTTTACGATAGAAGCCTGACAAATAATAACACATCAGATTCTAACACTGTTCAGGTTCTTTATTTTAACTACAAAACTTATATGAACGAAGTTTATAAAGTTAAAGAAACAGCCACAGGAGCGTCTAAGGTGTTGCTTAGAGACGATCAGTTTGATCCACCGGTTGAAGTGCTTGAAAAGCAGTTTGGAAAATTATCAAGGTCCTTAGAAGTCTTATATGAAGGCGTTTTAGTCCTAGGAACTAACAAGCTTTTAAAATGGGAAATAGCTAAAAACATGATGAGGCCTAAGAGTGATAACGCTAAGGTTTTAATGAACTATAGCATTGTTGCTCCTAGAATGTACAAAGGTAAAATTGAATCTTTAGTGAGCCGTATTACTGGTTTTGCTGATATGATTCAATTAACACATCTAAAGCTGCAGCAAGTTATGTCAAGAATGGTGCCAGACGGCGTATATCTTGACGCTGATGGTTTGGCTGAAATAGATTTAGGCAACGGGACGAATTACAATCCTCAAGAGGCGTTAAATATGTTTTTTCAAACAGGTTCTGTTATTGGTAGATCATTTACACAGGAAGGCGATATGAATCCTGGTAAAGTTCCTATTCAAGAAATAACTAGTGGATCTGGAGGAAATAAATTAGCAGCTCTTATAAACACGTACAACTATTACCTGCAAATGATTAGAGACGTCACGGGTCTCAATGAAGCTAGAGATGGTAGTACTCCAGATTCTAAAGCTCTAGTAGGTGTTCAAAAAATAGCTGCAGCAAATAGCAATACAGCCACTAGACATATATTAGAAGGTGGTTTGTTTCTAACATCTCAATTAGCTGAGTGTTTGTCTTTGAGAATATCTGACATTATAGAATACTCACCAACTAAAGAAGCTTTTATACAAAAGATAGGCTCTCACAATGTTGCTACTTTATCAGAAATGTCTAACTTACATTTATATGACTTTGGTATATTCATAGAATTAATGCCTGACGAAGAAGAAAAAGCAATGTTAGAAAACAACATACAAACAGCATTGTCAGCTGGTTTAGTAGATTTAGACGACGCTATAGATATAAGAGAAATAAAAAACTTAAAGCTAGCTAATAGACTTTTAAAAATAAGACGTAAGCAAAAGCAGGAAAAAGATCAAATTATTCAACAGCAGAACATTCAAGCTCAAGCGCAGGCTAATGCTCAAGCTCAACAGGTTGCTGCTCAGTCGGAAATACAAAAGAATCAAGCTATAACAGGTCAAAAAGTTCAACTAGCTCAATTACAGGCTCAAATAGATCAAGCTAAAGTAGACAAAGAAGTTGAAGCTAAAATAAAGTTGATGCAACTAGAGTTTCAAATGAACATGCAATTAAAAAACATGGAAATTGAAAATTTTAAATCAAAAGAAGGTTTCAAGGAAGATCGTAAAGACGAAAGAACTAAGATACAAGCATCACAGCAAAGCGAGCTTATAAACCAGAGACAAAACTCATCACCTCCAAAAAGTTTTGAATCTTCTGGAAATGATATATTAGGAGGTGGATTTGACTTAGGTTCTTTCGAACCTAGGTAATTATAAATTAATAATTATATAATATTTTATCATGAAAGAACAGGAAGAAGAAGTTCTTGAAGTATTAAACGATACACAAGATCAACAAGTGCCCGAAAGCGTGGAGGCTGAAGAGCAGCCAGCTCAACCAGTATCACAAGACGATGAAGGTACAATAAAAGTAGACTTAAGCAAATTAAACGCTACACCGGAAGAACCTCAAGTTGAAGTTGAGGAACAACCACAAGAGCCCGAAGCTGAAGAACAGGCAGAGCCAATAGAAGATTCTGTTATAGAAGAAATAACCGAAGAACAGGTTCAAGAGCAAGCTGAGGATTTAAAGGAAGAAGTTGAGCAAGCTGTTGTAGAGTCTAACGAAACAGGTGTAGATTTACCTGAAAACATTCAAAAAGTTGTTGACTTTATGAATGACACAGGTGGATCTCTTAATGATTACGTAAAACTAAACACAGATTATTCTTTGCTTAGCGAAAAACAGCTTCTAAGAGAATACTACGAAAACACTAGACCTCACTTAGAAAAAGACGAAATTGACTTCTTGATGGAAGACAATTTTAATTTCGATGAAGATCTAGACGAAGAAAGAGATATACGTAAAAAGAAAATAGCTTACAAAGAAGAGCTAGCGAAGGCTAAAAAACACTTAGATGGTTTAAAGTCTAAATATTACGAAGAAATTAAGGCTGGGTCAAGGTTAAACCCTGAGCAGCAAAAAGCGGTTGAATTTTTTAATCGCTACACAAAAGAAACTGAGGAGGCTAATAAGATAGCCAAATCAACTAATGAAATATTTTTAAATAAAACTAATAACGTCTTTAATAAGGATTTCAAAGGTTTTGATTATTCTGTTGGAGACAAGAAGTATAGGTTTAAAATTAAAAATACCGAAGACGTAAAGACAACCCAAAGCGACATTAATAATTTCGTCAAGAAGTTCTTGAATGATAAAAATGAAATGTCAGATGCCAAAGGTTATCACAAGTCTTTATTTACAGCTATGAATGCTGATGCGATCGCTAGTCACTTTTATGAGCAAGGTAAGGCCGATGCAATAAAAGATAGTGTAGCTCGATCTAAGAATGTTGATATGAATCCGAGAGGGAGACATGAAAAAACAACAACTTCTAATGGTTGGACTATAAGATCAGTTTCAAGTGATTCAATTGGTACTAGTAGTTTTAAAGTTAAAAAACGAAAATAATTAACCATTAAAAAATAATAAAATGGCAGGATTTACAGGGAGCGCAGGAGCTCTCGCACATTTAACTCCACGACCTATTAAAGGTTTATTTGGAGACAACTATCTCAGCGTTGCTGATATGGATTTTACACAACAGTTTTTACCAGAAGTATATGAGAAAGAAGTAGAGCGATATGGAAATCGTACTATCTCTGGTTTCTTACGTATGGTAGGTGCTGAAATGCCTATGGCTTCAGACGTTATTACTTGGTCTGAGCAAGGGCGTTTACACATTGCTTATGATGATGCAGCTGTTGCATCTTCAACTAGCTTAACTTTACCAGCTGGCCACTTGATTGGAAAAGGAATGACTATTGTTGTTTCTAAAGGTTTCGACACTCAGAAAGCTTACGTACAAGACGTAGTTGGTCAGACTGTAACTGTAGATACTTACGGATCAGCTTCAGGACTTGTAATGACTGGATCTGACGTTAAAGTATTTGTATACGGTTCTGAGTACGCTAAAGGAACTTCACAAGCTGGTAATTCAGTTGACGCTTCTTTCACAACTTTTAGCAACAAGCCAATTATTCTTAGAGATAAGTATAATGTAAATGGCTCTGATGTTGCTCAAATTGGTTGGGTAGAAGTAACTACTGAAGCTGGAACATCTGGTTACCTTTGGTACTTAAAATCTGAGCACGAAGCTCGTATCCGTTTTGAAGATCAACTTGAAATGGCTATGGTTGAAGCTGAAAAATCAACAGATGGTTCAGGTAACGTTCGTAACATTACTGCTGCTTCTGGATTTGGTGGCGGTGCTAACGTAACAGGATCTGAAGGTTTATTTGCTGCTTTGGAAGAAAGAGGGTTAGTTTATGCTGATGCTGATTTCGACGGAGGCACTGGATTAGCCGAGTTTGATACTATTTTAGCTGAGCTTGACAAGCAGGGATCAATTGAAGAAAACATGCTTTTCTTAGATCGTGCAACTTCTTTGTCTATTGACAATATGTTAGCGCAGCAAAATTCTTACGGAGCAAACGGAACATCTTACGGTGTATTCGACAACTCTGAAGACATGGCACTTAACCTTGGTTTCTCAGGATTCCGAAGAGGTTCTTATGACTTTTACAAAACAGACTGGAAATACTTGAACGATTCTACTACACGTGGATTAGTTGCTGATATTGAAGGTGTTTTAGTACCTGCTGGAACTTCAACGGTTTACGACCAACAACTAGGACAGAACATTTCAAGACCTTTCTTACACATCCGCTACAGAGCTTCTGAAGCTGATGATCGTAGATTGAAGTCTTGGGTTACTGGCTCTGTTGGTGGAAACTACACCTCTGATGCTGACGAAATGAACGTTCATTTCTTGTCAGAAAGAGCTCTGTGTGTTCAAGCTGCAAATAACTTCGTGTTGTTGAAAGCAACATCGTAAGGTAACTGTAAGTTTTACCCCTGATGAAGCTTCAGGGGTAACTCTTACTATTATTAACATTTTTATTATATTATATCATGGCAAAAACAAAAAAAGAACCAGTTTTAGATACCTGGGAAATAAAAGATAGATTATATACTCTAAAGAACAATAAAAGACCTTTAGTACTTTCAATACCATCAAAACACACGGCTAGAAAACCCTTGTTGTTTTTTGATGAAGGCAAAGGCTATAATAGAGAGTTAAAGTATGCTACAAATCAGCCTACTCCTTTTGTGGACGAACACAAGGGAACCTCAACTTTAGGTCGCATAGTATTTAGAGATGGCGCGTTAAATGTGCCAAAAAATAATCAAGTGTTACAAAAACTTCTTTCACTTTACCATCCAATGGCTGATAAGGTTTACGAAGAATACAAACCTCAGCAACAAGCCGCTAATGAGTTAGACTGGATTGAAGCTGAAATACAAGCTTTAAATTTAGCTAAGTCTTTGAGTATAGACGAAATAGAGGCTATACTTAGAGTTCATTTTGGATCTAAGGTAAATGAATTATCAAGCAGTGAGCTTAAAAGAGATGGTTTGATATTCGCGAAACGAAACCCTATATTATTTGTAGAGTTGGCGAATGATGACAATGTACAGCTTAGAAACTTTGGAATAAAAGCGGTTGAAGCTAGAATAATTAAGTTGTCTGCTGATCAAAGAACTTTCACTTACGGTGATGGTGATAGAAAGATCATGGCTGTCCCTTTTGACGAAAATCCATACTCGGCATTAGCTGCGTGGTTTAAGACTGACGAAGGAGTTGAAGTTTATAAAGCAATTGAAAAAAGACTTAAATAGTCACTCATAATGGTTAGGCCATCTAATGGGTGGCCTAATTATTATAAATAAAAAAATATGAGCGTAAGTATAGATACTGTTTACCAAAGAGTATTGAGCATACTCAATAAAGAGCAACGAGGGTATGTTACGCCCCAGGAATTTAATTTGTTCGCTAATCAAGCACAGCTAGATTTGTTTGAACAGTATTTTTATGATATAAACCAATTTGGAAGAATACCAGGTAATGATACAGAGTATTCTGATATGTTAGATTTATTAAATAAAAAAATAGCAATATTTGAAACGCAGGAGCAGTTAGCTTATAACACTTCTAACGCATACTTTGAAACACCTGCTAACATGTACAGACTTGGTACTGTTATATTTACAAATGTAACTACTAGAGATCTCTACCCTTCCCCTACTCAACCAGCAAACTTCCCGGTTGATAATCCTGTAATACACAGACAAACTCTAAGCGAAGACATAGAAGCAGAAAGAATAAATGGCAATGAGCTTTTATACATAAACTCTTCTCCGCTAACTAAACCAAAAAACATTAGACCTATTTACGTTTCTAAAAAAGGAAATATAAACGTATATGGAGATCAAGAAATAACATCTGATGTTAAATGCAACTACATTGCTAAACCAGCAAAAGTTAACTGGGGATACACTGTAGTTAATGGAAAAGCACTATACAACGCTGGCACTACGGTTAATTTTGAGCTACATGCTTCGGAAGAAGTTGAGTTGGTGTTTAAAATACTACAGCTAGCAGGTATAAGTAGTAGAGCTCTAGACGTCTACCAATTAGCCGGCCAAGAAGAAATGAAAAATTTACAACAAGAAAAAGCATAATAAATGGGTTTACTATATCAAAACAACGAACAATACTACCTAGGAGCTGACGGCGTATGGAACAGTTACGATGAGAATTATGGCGATTACCAGTCTGTTTCTTTAAAAGATATAATAAATAATTTTATTATATCGTACGTTGGACAAGACAAGCTTATACCTAGAGTAAAAAGAACTGATGTAGCTTTTCACGCTCAACGCGGGTTAGCTGAAATGACTTTTGATATTTTACCATCATCTAAATGGATTGAAGTAGAAGTAGGTCCAACTTTGTCAACGCCACTTCCTCAAGACTTTGTAGGTTATATAAAAATAGCAATGACAGATCAGTCAGGTATGGAAAGAATATTGTATCCTGCTAGAAAGACAGGTGATCCGCTTCCTTATGTTCAAGATCATAACTACGAGTATTTATTTGACGAGCAGGACAGGCAAATAGTAACAGCAACTCCATCGGAAACATTTAAAAGATTTAGAACAGGTGAAGGACTAGGTGATAGTCCTAGTACGGACTTTCAGAATATGAACAACCCTGATTTACTGCAGCAAGGTGAGTTAGGTCGTAGATACGGTTTAGATCCTGAGCACTCTCAAAGTAATGGTGTATTCTTTATAGATCCCATAAGAGGCGTTATGCACTTTAGCTCTAACATAGTGGGCCAAATGGTTACAATAAAATATGTATCGGATGGTTTAGCTACTGATGAAGAAAGTAAAATTCACAAGTTTGCAGAAGAAGCGCTGTATAAATATATTGCGTATGCTATAGTTTCCACAAGACCAACAACGCCTGAGTATATTGTATTAAGATGCAAGAAAGAAGCAAGAGCTTCTAAGCGAAACGCTAAATTAAGACTTTCAAATATAAAATTAGAAGAATTAACTCAAACTCTAAGAGGTAAGTCTAAGCAAATAAAACACTAAAATATGCCTACATTAAAACACCACTTTCGTTATGGTAAAATGAATAAAGACCTAGACGAAAGATTAGTTGCCAATGGCGAATACAGGGATGCTCTGAACGTGCAAGTTTCTAGTTCAGAAGGCAGTGATGTTGGTTCTTTACAAAATGTATTAGGTAACAAAAAACCTTACTCAAGCGATGTTGGAGTAATCGGTGCAACATGCGTTGGATCTATTAGAGACTCGCAAAATGAAAAAATATACTGGTTTATAGCTGGAACAAGTGTTTCGGCTATTGTAGAGTACAACCAACAAAATAATACGCACAATCCTGTTTTAGTGGATGCTAACTCTATATTAAATTTTAGTGAAAACAACCTTATAACAGGTATAAATATTATAGACGGGCTGTTATTTTGGACAGATGACCAAACAGAGCCTAAAGTAATAAATATAGAAAAATTTAAGCAAGGATCTACAGACTACCTAACCCACACTGAGCTTATTAGTGTTGCTACTGGTGTTTCTTATCAGTTTACTGAAGAAGACGTCACGGTAATAAAAAAGTCTCCTTTGAAAGCTCCTAGTATAGACATATCTAACACAAAAAGAGTAACAGCGCAAGGAACTCCAGGTATATTAAACACCACAGTTACTGGTAATTTTTACGACGAAGACGAAGAAGGTTCTGTTCTAGAAGGTACAGTTGTATCTACGATAATAACAGGTCAAGCGCCCACTTATATAGTAGGTGATTATGTTATATTAAACACAGGCGACGACGACGATATAAACGGCTTTGAGCCCGATTTTAGCATTAGAGCTCAAGTAATTTCTTTATCAGGCACAAGTATGCAAGTTGAAGTTTTATCAGCCCCAGATTTAGTACCTAGCGGAACTCAAGTATGGGATGTTGAGCTAGAGCAAGATGATCCAATGTTTGAAAATAAATTTATAAGATTTGCTTATAGATACAAATACAAGGATGGTGAGTTTTCAAGCATAGGCCCTTTTTCTGAAATAGCTTTTATACCTAAAGATGATTTTGATTATGACCCCTCTAAAGGTTATAACTTAGCCATGCAAAATGATTGTAGATATTTAAGAATATATAATTTTGTACCAAGCGATATACCTAAGCAGGTTAAAGAAGTTGAAATAGTTTATAAAGACGAAAACTCCCCAGCGCTTTACACTGTTAAAAGCTTTAAACCATCTGACCCAGAGTGGCTATCAAATGGTTCTTTCGAGGTTGAATCCGAGGTTGTATATAAGGTAATACCGTCTAATCAATTACTAAGACCCTGGGATAATGTCCCTAGAAAAGCAAAAGCTCAAGAGATGTCAGCTAACAGGCTTATATATGCTAATTATCTACAACAGTTCGACATGAAAGACGATAGAGGTAGAGACGTTACGCCTAACTTCAGCTTGTCAGTTATAAACAACTCAGACTACAACGATTACGTTCCAAAAAACCCAGGTAAGTCAATAAAATCTATGAGGACTTACCAAATGGGTGTTGTTTACAAAGACGAGTACGGTAGAGAAACGCCTGTGTTTACAGACACAACTGGTTCTAAAAGAATAAACAAAGCAAGCGCGGTTAATTATAATAAGCTTCAAGTTAAACTAAACAATGAGCCGCCTAATTTTGCCACAGATTTTAAATTCTTTATAAAAGAAACATCTAATCAATACTACAACTTAGCAATGGACAGGTGGTACGACGCTCAAGACGGTAATGTTTGGATTAGTTTTTCTTCGTCTGAAAGAAACAAAGTAGACGAAGAGACTTTTTTAATATTAAAAAAACGGCATGCTAGTGATGATTTTGTAGATGCTCTAGCTAAATACAAAATAATAGCAATTGAAAACGAAGCTCCTTTATATTTAAAAGAACAAAAGGTTTCATATGGTATAGCTGATTATTCACCTGGAAACGTAACAGGCACTACTGCTAGGCCTATTGAAGAAGGATATAATTTTAAAATAACAGAAGCACAGCTTATAGACGATAGCTTAATAAGCGAGAACGTATTAAGCGACTCTGGTTTAGTTTTAAGATTTAAAAAAGACTTGTATATAACAGACTGGTATCCTATTGCTTCTATATCTGTAACAGGGCAGAGTAATAAAATATATGAATTTACAGTTGCCGAAAAGTTTGGATCTGACGTTGAGCCTTTTTCTACAGGTGACATGCAGCTAGAAATAGCTAGAATAGAGGTCAAAAACAAGGCTGAGTTTGCGGGTAGATTTTTTGTTAAACTAAACAGAGATGGTATATTAGAGGAAAATATATTAAACACTATTGAGCAAGAATATGGTATTAAGGAAATAGCTTTAATGCAAAGAAAAACAAGTGTTCTAAGCGGCAGCGGCTGGAGAGACTGGCATCCTCATAAAAGAGGTTGGGTTACAGAAAACTCTCAAGGTGTAGCTACTTTAAATCATAGAAGCGGTAATAGAGATCTTTGGTTTGGAAATAGAGGCAGAAGCGTAGGCGACGGTATATATCCTGGAAATAGAATAATAACCTTTGCGTATCTTTGGTATGGAGCTGGTGACTCTTGGAGCTCTGGATCAGCTTTTGATAATAGAGACTTTGCTCTTGGAATACTAAAAATAGGAGCTAAATTTAGGTTTAGAGAAGATCCAGATCAAATTGTTTATACAGTGAAAGATTCTTTATTAACAGAGGGTAGAAATTACTCTACCTCTAGCAGAAAAAGAGGCTGGGGTAGTAATAAAAGATTTATTTTTCATTTAAAACTAGACAAAGAAATTCAAGGTTTTTCAGAAGCTGATTACCCTGAGTCTTGGATAAACGCTGGCATAGATAGAGCTGAGTTTCCTTTTCATATGGAATTACTGCAAGTTGATGCTGGAGATAACACTTTTTCAACAGATAACCCAGCTATATGGGAGACTGAACCAAAAGAAGACATAGGCTTAGATATATATTACGAAGCTACAGATGCTTTCCCTATATCAGAGCACGGCGATGTTAAACAATTAGATTGGTTTAATTGCTACTCTTTTAAAAATGGTGTAGAATCAAATAGATTAAGAGACGACTTTAATAAAGTTCAAATATCAAAAGGCGTAAAAGCATCTTCAACGCTAGATCAAGAATATAAAGAAGAAAGAAAAGGTGCGGGTCTTATATTTTCAGGTATATTTAATTCAACATCAGGAATTAATAGATTAAATCAGTTCATACAAGCAGAACCTATAACTAAGGACTTAAATCCTGCTTATGGTACAATACAAAAACTATACTCTAAGCCTACTAGAGATGGTGATTTAATAGCTTTTTGTGAAGACAAAGTGTTTAATATATTGGCTAATAAAGATGCTTTATTTAATGCTGATGGAAACGCTAATATAACAAGCAATAACGCCGTGTTAGGTCAAGCGCTACCTTACACTGGAGAGTTTGGTATTTCAAAGAACCCGGAGTCATTTGCTACGTATGGTTTTAGATCTTACTTTACTGATAAAGCTAGAGGAGCGGTTTTAAGACTTTCAAGAAACGGAATAGAGCCAATATCTAAAGATGGCATGTTCGACTTCTTCAGAGACAAGCTAGCTAGCTGTTCTTTAATGATTGGTAGTTATGATGAAAATAAAGACCAATACAACTTAACGTTGACAAACTTAAACGAAACAGGTGTTGAAGATACAGTTTCATACTCTGAGTCTGTAAAAGGCTGGACAAGTAGATACTCCTTTTTAAAAGAAAGTGGCTTATCACTGAATAACATTTATTACACCTTTAAAAATGGCGAGCTGTATTCACATAACAACGAGACTAGAAATAACTTTTACGGTAATCAATATAACACGGAGGTTTCTTTGCTCATAAACGACATACCTGGATCTATCAAAAGTTACCAAACCCTTAACTACGAGGGCACAAAGTCTTATATTAAAAGCGATATTACTGATGATCAATTTTACAACGATCAAGATCAGCCAGGTTGGTGGTGTTCTTCTATAAGTACAGATCTTCAAGAAGGTCATGTAGATCACTTTTTAGATAAGGAGGGTAAAAAGTTTCAGTATATAATGGGCAAAGCTACAACGTTAAGTAATCTTGATACTAAAGAGTTTTCTGTTCAAGGCATAGGCTCTTTCACTTCTATATCAGGTGACACTCAAATTAGCAAGGCGATTATAACAGTAACAGAAAACAACGACTAAAATGGCTTTAACAAACTGCACTATAAACTCAGCATCAAGAACTGTAGATATAAATCAACCTTTAGGAAATGAGCCTGATGTTGATTTATTTATAACTCCTGATCAAGGATACCTGGTTTCAGCTGATGATTTTGCTAACAATACTGTTGCAGATTTTAGAATAAACTCAATACTACTAGTTAACTCTACATCGGCATACGCAGAAGATAATAAAGTTAAAGTTATTATAGACTTAAAAGATGCTTTTGAGCCGTCTGGAGACGAAAATATAGTAATAGACATTGATGGAAAGGCTGTAAAGGCTGATGAAAGAGAGTACTTGATAAGTGGTACGTATAATTCAGTTCAGTCAGCTTCAACTATGAGTCCAGCTTACACAGGTAGATTTGAATCACAGGGCCTAGAAGGATCTACTGCTTTACTTTTTGAAAAAACATTTACTGCTAATGCTGGTTATTATTATGAATCAGAACCTACTATTAGTATAAACTCTTCAAATGCTAGTGCTTATACGGTTGCTGAAGTTGATTACTTTGACAATACATTCTCTAATCACTTGATAGCGAAAAAGTTTACAATAAGTTATGAGTTTCCAAACTATGACATAACCACAGGTGAAGTTATAAACTTCAACGCAAGGGCTATTGCAATACCTGCATCTGGTTTAGAAATAATATCCTTTAATCAAAACAAAACACCAATCACAAATAGTGGCGGAATTAGATCTTTTAAGGTTTATGGAACGCCAGGAGCTAAGTTTAATGTAGTAGTTACAAAAATAAGTGATTCAAGCACGTATGACTTTACTACTGAAACTTTCACATCAGCATCTACTGTGTTACAAGATGAAGAAATACAGTCCATAGGTTACACAAACGTTAGTTTAGTCTTACCAACCACGTCAAGCGCTGAGCAATACGATGTGCTAATAACACCAGGCACTGGAACCACAGCTGCTAACTTCCCTGCTGACATACCTACTTTTACTCTAGGTCAAATATCTTCATTAAGTGAGCTAGAGGTTACAGCAACTACAACACAAGCTTTAACAGTTACTTATTCTGAAAACGTAATAAACGTTATACCTGGCCTTACTTCTGCTGATGGATTACCTTTAGTAGATAAAAATTTACAAATAACAATAACATCAGCGTTAAAAGATCTATATATAAGAAGAAATCCAAGTTACAGCGATTTTACTAATACAGATCCTTTAACTAACGGAGGAATGGTGTGGGATATAAATCCATTTTTACAAGGAGATGGCACGGGTGAAATAATAATATCTGGGTCTTTAAGAGTTTTCACATCGGGATCACAAGATGTTAGCTCTGTCATAGATTTAGATAATTTAATAAACCAGCAAGCTTTTGCTCAATCTATAACAACTCCGGTTTATGTTCCTCATGAAACACCTACAGATATACAGCTGTCAGTTTCAGATAACAACAACGACGATTTAACATACAGTGTAGTATCAAATCCGAGCATTGGAACTGTTTCTATAGATTCTAATGGCTTAGCAACTTACATACCTAATCAAGGTCAAGACGGGTCAGATTCTTTTACTTACAAAGCTAATGACGGTTTTGAAGATAGTAATGTGGCAACTGTAAACGTTTCAGTAGATATAGCGGCTCCTTAATAAACAAATAAACACAATGTCAACAACACAATCTATAACACTAACGTTTGATTTTCAAATTAATGACTCTGTTCAAATTGGAGATACAGCGTATTACACCCCACAGTCAGCTGTTGGTCCAAATAGCACTGGTGGAGAAATTGTAGTTATTGGTGAAATAACAGCTATAAGCGAAAATAGCATAACTTGTAATATAGCTAGTAATACAGTTAGACCAACGAGCTTAGACTTTATATTGTTCAGCAAAGATAATGCTGTAAATATGGCTAGTCCCTTAGGTTACTATGCTTTAGTTAATTTAAAAAATAATGACACATCTAGCGCGGAAATATTTAGTGTTGGCTCAGAAGTATTTGAGAGCAGTAAATAACACGTAATGATAACTATATGTCTAAAAGTAAAATTAAATCAAATAATAATAAATTAAGCAATTTTGTAAGTCAATTAGAAGACATGCAAAACTTAATGATAGAAAACAACGACATAGAAGGTGTATATGGTGATGGTAAAAACTTAGTAAACAACGACGTTTTTAAAATATCACATGATTTTTCTGATCAATTGTATATGAGAAAAATGATTATGCCTGCGGGCTCGTTTGTAATAAGCGCAATGCATCATACAGATCATTTTTGGTTTTTAATGACTGGTAGAATACTAGTCACAACAGATGGTGAAGAAATAGAACACATAGCGCCTTGCTATGAAAAATCAATTAAAGGTGCTAAGAGATTAATCAAGTGCTTAGAAGACTGTGTATTTATAAACGTGCATAAAAATCCAACAAACACAGAAAATACAGAAGAAGTAGAAGAGTTATTATATTCTTTTACTATAGAAGAATATAATAAAAAAGAAAAATTATGGCAGGAATAGCAACAGGAGCGATGGTTATGGGTGGCATAAAAGGCCTAGCCGGTATTGCTGGTGGTATTATAGGTAGTAAGAAGCGTAAAGAAGAGCTTAGAAAAGCTCAAAACGAATACAACCGTACCAAACAAAACCTAATGAATAGAGACACTTCTAACTTGTATGCTAATCAAGAGAATGTTTATGAAGATCTGACGGTTAACACTCAACAGGCTGAATTTGCCGCAGAGCAACAACAACAGGCTTTAGCTAATACCATGGGTAATATGCAAGGAGCAGCCGGTGGATCTGGTATTGCTGCACTAGCACAGACTATGGCTAACCAACAATCTAAGAATTTAGCTGCAGCGTCTATAAGTATAGGCCAACAAGAGCAGCAAAACCAAATGGCCGAAAGAGGTATGGCCGCTCAATTAAATCAACAAGAAATAGCTGGAGAGTACCAGTCAAGAGAAGACAAAGAAGAAAAAATGAGAGAACAGTTTGGCATGGCTCAACAAAGATTAGGAGCTGCAAAAGCAGCAAAGCAAGCCGCGACTCAATCTATAATTGGTGGCGTTACTGGAATAGCTTCATCAGTTATTCCACAAATGGAAATCTTTGGAGGCAGTGGATTTGGTCAAGGATAAAAATAATATATAATGGCTATAGATATAATAAAAGGAGAACAGTATGCAATAACAGGTGGCAACCCTAACGGAGGGTTCCTAGACGTTGGCGCTGTAGTTAGCGACGCTATTGACAAAACAATGGCTGACAGAGAAAAGTACATTCGTGCTAATAGTAAAGCCTCTGTCAATAGGGAGAATAAAGCTAAGCAAGCTGAAAAAAAGTTAGCGGGTTACTTAAACCAAATGCAAACAGGTCTAAATATACAAGGCTTAAATGATAGTCAAAACAAAGCAATAAAAGATTTTTTAATGGAAAAAAAGGCTAAGTATGTTGAAGCCGCAAATATGCTTAGTGGTATGTCCATTACTGATGATGGTTATCAAGACCTTGTAGATCAAATGAATCAAGCTAATCAAGATATAATAAACGCTGCTAATAATTTAAAAGCCTACAAGAATAATCAAGTAGAGCTTTTTGAAGACTTTAACGACAATTTACTTTCAGCTGGAGATCCTATTAAGCTCAATCAGGCCGCTAGTATATATAACCCTAGCGCTACGTTTTCTTTTAAGCCTAATGGTGGTTTAATGTTTGAAACAGATTATGGACAAGTAGATTATTCTATGTTTAAAAACCCAGCACCTAAGGCTAATAAAACCGCCACTGCTTTATTAGAGATAACAGAAAAAGTTTACAATGGCTCTTTCAAAAGCGGTCAAGAAGTAAACCAATATCAATTATCAAGTCTTAGGTCTCAAATACAAGACGCTATAGGAGGTAATCAAGACGTAGCTAGATCTATCGTTATGGACAAGTTACTAACAAATACTCCATTAGACATAAGCGACGAAGACTTTAGCGATCCTTCTAGGTTAAGCTCTGTCTTAGTAGATAGACTTTTAGAAGGCATAGTCTCTGCTTCTAAGAAAGGTGTTTCTGATAATAACAGCCAAAACTACAATAGCAATAAAAATAAACCTTTAAAAATTCTTGGAAGTGGGAGAAAAGAAGTTATGATAGATGGCAAATATGTAACCGAAGTTGTAGGTAATGACGGTATGCCTTATTATCAAACTAAAAACGGTAACGTATATACGCGTGCAGGTATTGAAAAATATATAAAAGGAGATAATAATGTAAAACCGGTTATAGCTGGTCCAACAATTCCAGGTGAAAAATAAAAATTAAATAAAATAAATTATGCCATACATTTATAACGGTCAAGAGGTTTCATTAGAAAGAATACAAGCAGCTTCTAGCAACCTAAACCTTAGCGTGGAAGATTATATTAAAAAATATAATATAGAGCAAACTGACCCACCAGTAAAGAAACAAGGCCCTGCAAAGGAGACTGCGATTGTAGGGTCGAAAAACCAAGCAGTACAAGATACGGGTTTGTCTTCGGAGGATTTTTCTTCGGATTTACTAGGCAAGCTAAACACTAGAGTATATAACGAAGACACAGACAGCTATGAAATGAAGCCTAATGGTAAACTTTTTAGCATGATGGACAATGAAGCCGCTGACGGCCTAAATGAGTTGTATAAGTTTTCAGGTATTAAATTTGAGGCAGTAAATAGCTATTACGTTAATGGAAAAAACCAATTAAAAATTGACTCTGAAAAAGGACTAGACAGAGATAGCAATGACAAATACAACCCCATGAGAGGTGGTAACGTTGTTAAAGCTTCTATTGGTGGAAAAGAAATGATCTTTGAAACTAATACTGACGATCCTGAAGACTGGAAAAGAGCAACTACCAAGATAGAGAATTTCATAAAAGAAAATGAGAGCTCTATAGATTACAAGACCTGGAGAAAGCAAAGTAAAGGAACTAGGGAAACTTATTTAAACTGGGAAAGTAGCAACGAAAACATACAAAAAGCAGAAGACAAGTACAAGGCTGATATTTTAGATAACGAAGATCTTTTCACGCCTTATAAAGTTAAGCAACAGGCAAACGTCGGGTACGTTTCATCTACCACTGGCATAGTTGTTAATACTAGTCCACTTGTTGAGAAAACCGTACAACCTCATGAAGAAGAGCTTAATAGCGCTATAAAGAGGCTTAGAAAAATACACCCTGAAGCTAGCAAAGAAGATATAGACAAAAAAGCTAAGCAAATTGTTAGAAAAATGCTATACACGCAGGCTCTAGACGAGGCTAAGTATGCTGAAAGAGAAAGAGCTGTAAACGATGGCGATATCGGTCAAGAGGAAATGTTTAGTGGAGCACAGTTTATAGAAGGTGATTTAGCTGATAAGTATAATCTAAACTCTAAAAAAACAAATATACTAAGCCAGGAAATAGAAAATATATTAGAAGTCCACAAAGCCGTGCAAAACACCGGCAAAGAAACAACAATCGAGGAGGCTGAAAAAAATGATAGCTTAATATATAATTATGCTGCTAAAAATAACATATTTATAGATCCTTCCGACCAAAGAGTAGTTGAATTAAGCGACGGTACTTCAATGAACCGCAACGAGTATTTAATTAGAAACTCTTTAAGAGAAAATTACTTAGCTTCAGATTTATTATTTAACAAGTATCAAAAAGAACAGCAAGAAGTTATAGGTGACATAAAAGATATAAAAGCCTCTAGTTTAGCCGCTAGTAAAAACTATAATGAACTAGAAAAATACGCTACAAACGTGGGTATGGGCGCTGTAGATATTGGAGCTGGCATGTTCTTTTTAGGTGGCAATATATTAACACTGGGCCAAAGCGATGGATTAGCCGAGCTAGGTGCTGATTACTCAATGTATTCTAGAAGAATAAGAGACAGCTACGTGAGAGATGTTAGCTTTGAAGATGCTTTTTCTAGTGGATCAAATTTTGGAAAATTTTTAGGACAAGAAGTAAGTAACCAACTACCTATATTGGTAGCTATGATGGCTAGTGGTGGCTCTGCGGGTGTTGTTATTGGTGCGTCTAGTGCTGGAAGCAAAATGATAGACATGCAAGCTGAAGTAGCTATGGGTAATGCTGACTACGGTAAGGGCGAGATATGGCTTAAGAGTATAGGTTATGGTGTTGCTGAAGGTGGTTTCGCTCAATTAACAACTGTTCAGTCTCTTAGAAGAGCTAAGAAGAATTGGATATTAGATGGCAAGGAACAGGTTGTGAATAACAGCATGAAAGAGTATTTTAAGAAAAGAGGATCTAGTTTGATATACGAACCTCTTTCTGAATCTTTAGGTGAAATCGCAACTGTAGGAACTCAAAACCTTATAGATGGTAATAACTTCACACAAGGAATGGATCATGCTGGCTTCTCAGGAGCTGGTTTTGGTTTGCTGTTTGCTGCTGTGCCTTTTATGAAGGGAACTTACAACGCTAGTAGATCTACATATGGCGAGAGAAAGCAGGCTAGAGATTTAATGGTTCAAATAAACAAAGACGGTAAAGAGTTAGATGGCTTATTGTCTGATTATACTGTTTTTGATAAAAGCAATAGAAGAATACCAGCAAAAAACAACTCAGCTCAAGACAACTCACAGAGAGCTAAGTTTCTTGAAAAAAGAATAAAAGACAATACAGATAAGCTAAACAAAGCCGTAGAAGCTAGAGAAAACCTTCTTAATGAGCACATGACCGAAGATGGCGCTAAGAACGTTATTGCTATAGAAAAAGAAATGGCAGACTTACAGGCTCAAGCTTTAGAAATAGAAAACAATCCAACTTTATCAAAAGCGGAAAAAGCTAAAGAAATACAAGAGCTACAAGCTAAGTTTAAATACTTGGTAGAGGTGAAGGAATCAGCGATAAACGCTAGAACCATGAAAAACAATGGCGTTGAGTTTACTGCATTAAAAGGTTCTGATCCTGAAAAATATGATGAGTATCAAGATCAAGCAGCATCTCAGTTGTTTGCGGAATCAAATGGAAAAGATCCTTCTAAAGAAGCAACTAACAGAAGAGCTTATGACTTATACTTTGCAGATAAAGCAAGAGCTGAAAACTCCAAGCAAGGTAGAAAAAATTCAAGTGTATTTAAAGACTTCAAGTCTTTTGAAACTGTTGATGAAGCTATAGCAGATCTAGATAATCAAGATCTTAGCCCAGATCAAAAGAAAACAATAACAGATGGTTTAAAAAGAGGTAACGATGGTTATGCTAACCCTGTTACTAAACAAACTGTTGCGGTAGTAGAAAATCAAGTTAAAAACCAACGAGCATACACTAAGACGCACGAGGTTGGACATCAGGCGTTTTGGGAGCTACTAGGCCAAGACGGTAACAGTGACGCGTTTAAGAATATATCTAATCAATTATTACATACTCTTAAAAATGTTGACTCTAAAGTTTACAACGACTTATTAAAAGATATTGGAAACGAAATAAATGATCCTACAGAAGTTATATCTAAGTTCTTAGAGTTTGTAGCTGCTAACGAAGTTGATTTTAAGCAAGATAAAAAAGCTAAAGGTATTGCTGGCTTGTTAGGTATAATGGTGCAAAAGCAGTTTGAAGGTGATTATAAGTTTGATTTTAGAGGCGAAACTGATATGTACAACTTTGTTGTTGGTATAGGCAAGAAAATAGCAGATGGTACTTTAACTCTAGCAGACGTAAAAGCTGCTAAGAAAAACTCAGCTATTTCTTCCATAAAAGATTCAAGCGTAAGCACTGATTCACAAGGTGACGTTAGTTTTAGTCTAACTACTAGACAAGATTTAAATTGGAAACAAACCGACGAAGATGTACAAACTACTTTTGAAGTTAAAGGAAAAAAATATACTACTAGATTAGAAGAGACTGCTTTCATGGAGTTTGACGAAGGCCAAACTTATGATGACATTGATAATATAGCTAAAAAACTAGGTATACAAAAAGATTCTGAAGGTGATGATATATCAAGTTCTGAAAAATTTTATCATTTACAGTTTGCAGATAACGCTGGCAGTATGGATATAACTGGGGCTGGTAACGCTCTTGAGGTGTTTTCAGTTAATATAAATGGAGTTGTAGATTATTTACAAAATAATCCTAAAGTAGAAGGAGTTGTATTTACGGCAAAAGAAGATAGTAGAATTAGGCTTTATAAAAGACTAGCTGAAACTATGGCTGATAAACTAGGTGGTTCATTTGGTTTTGAAAATGATACTTTTATTGTTACAAATAAAAAATCAGACACAAAATCTGATATTAGTTTTAGTGAGACAAGTCTTGGAGAAAAAATAAATAACTTAATACCTTCTGATGTAAAAAATCAAATAGATTATTATAGGCAAGACGTTTTTGATCCTATATATAATGATCGTAAATTACACCCTCTTATTCAAAAGTATGTATCATCAAAGGCTAGTTCACCACAAGAACGTGCAAAAGTTATTAGAATATTAGCTGATAGATTAAAAAACTTCAACCCGGCAAAGACTAGGTCTAGTGGTGAAAAAGTAGGTTCTGGAGCTTTATTTGAATTTATAACATCAAATGCTGCATTTAGTAAAAAAGTTGCAAAGCAAGAGTTTGTCGATGCTAAGAACAATCCAACAAGTGAGTCTATTGACTCAGATCAAGCTAAGCAAGTTTCAGGAGATGCTAACGAGGTTACATCTACTAATGCACCAAAAAAGCCTACTTATATAAAAATAATAGACAGCAGAGTTCTACCAGGAGAAACTATTAATAAAATAAAAGACAAAGTAATAAGTACGGTTAGAGTGCTAAAGTCTAGAATAGATGCTAGCGTTTCTAAGAACCAAGCTATATCTCCGCTTCTTCGTGAACTTAAAAGAGAAATATCTTCACAAGTGGATATTGATTTAAAAGAAGCAATGGGTGGTGTTGCAGACTCTAAGCTACAAAAGTGGCTAATTAAAAACAAAAAAGCTGTTTTAGAAAACGCAACTACGTCTTGGCTGGCAAAAGCCATACCCGCTGCAATACAAAAATCTGTAGACGGCAAGTACAAGGTAGATGAAAACGGTAACAGAGTTAAAGATAATAATGGTAATTTTACTTTTGTACCTAACTTTACTAGTGACTGGCAAGGTAAAAAGATTGACGTAGAAAAAACCACTACGAACAACGCTGGAAAAACATCGGGTGCTCAGATCATGAGAAGAACACCTAATGCTGCTAGAAAAATATCTGATGCTGACTTTGTGGCTACAGTTCTTGAAAACGTTAAAGCAGATGCTGATGGTAATGTTATATCGTCAGGCAAACCTATACGCGGTAAGAAAGAGTCAATGGCTAAAGAGTTAGCTGGCGAAATTGGTATAGAAATAATAAATAGAGAGCTAAAAAATAAAGACAGTAATTTAACTAAGGCGTTTAAAGAAAATCAGTCTAGACTAAATGCAGTGTTAACAGTAGACTTCTTACAAGAGTTTTCAAGACAATCGGAAAGAGGTACTATTAAGTTTTCTGAATCAACTTTTATGGAAGGTTTACCTTCTTTAGAAAAATCTATTTTAGATGCCAATGTAGAAAAGCTAACAGAAGCTAGTCTTAGAAAAATAATGACCAATGTGTATGGTGATAAAATATCTCAAGACGAATTAAAACAAATATCTAAAAAAATTGTAGCATCGGTAAATACCTACTTTAAAAACAAAAAAGATTTATATGCTTTAGATTTCACTAAATTTGTTAATAATGCTATAGATAAGCTGAACAACAAAGAAGATCTTCTCACTCCTTTAAATCTAACAAAAGATGATATATTTGGAGGATTTACAAAAATGGGTGATCAAGAGAGTGTTCAGCGTCAAAGCAGACAGAACGAACTTGAGTTTAACACAGACTTAGTTAATAAGAAAGGATACGAAGGTTTACAGCAAATACTAAGGTGGATGAAAGGCCACAACGTTACAAGTTCCAAGATAGGTGGAGGTAGAGGTCAGTACTACAATGGAGTTACAGATTACTACATTAACAACTTAAACTTAATACCCGACGTAAAAGTAGAGGTTATAAAGCGAAAAGGTAAAAAAGATACGTACAAGATCTATTATACAGGTAAAGTTTCAGATGCAGATATTAAAAAATTAGCAGAAAAAAATAATACAACTGTAGATAAATTAAAAGACTCTAACGGCTTACTAGTAGTTAACACTAAAACGCTACCTCAAAGTGCTTACAAAATTGTAAAAGGTGAGAAAACAGTAAAAACAGAAGCTGAGTTTGAAGCGGAGTACGATCAACGTAAAGCCGAGTCTGACGAAGCTTTTGATCTCATGATAGACTTTTTACAGTTTACTAGAAATAAAAATAATCCTTTGTTGTGGGTTGCTACTATGAAAAGTCTTGATAGCAACATGGAATCAATGCTTAAGGCGGCTGCTAATGTAGCTTATTATTTTGTTGGAGATACAAATCAAGAAGTTAGATTTGAACATTTAATTCCTACTAATTACATGATAATGAGGCTTACAGAGCATTTTTGGTCTGGTAAAGTTGATTTAGATGCTCTTAAAAACTCTTATGAGGTCGCTATTGTGCCCAAAGATATGGACGAGCTTATAAATATACAGTCTCAATCTACAATGAATATAGGTTTTGATCCATCTACAGATCCAGCTTGGCATAGGTATTACAATGACTCGACTTATGGTATGGACTTTATTGTTCCTATAAAAAAGCTTGGAGGTGATAGTAAAGGAAAGGTATTTGGAGAAGAGTGGGCTGCGTTTAATTCTATACTAAAGGACAACGCTTCCTCTCAAGCGATTCAAGTGGCTAAAGAGCAAAAAGCAGCTCTTGCAGCTAGTTCTATAAAGTGGTCACAAAGTTCTAAAAAAATAAGAGTATTTGACTTTGACGACACATTAGCCAAATCTAAAAGCAGGGTAATTGTTAACATGCCTGTTTCTAGTATTGATAAGGATATGCTTGATATTGTAGCTAGAAGAAAGTTTAAAGATGAATTTAAAAATAAACCTAGCTTTCAACAAAACTTTGAAAGTCTGACAGATCAGCAACAGGCGGAGGTTTTAAAAGAAGTACCTGGAGGTGTTAAAACAATAAACGCTACTGAGTTTGCGGAGCAAGCCGCTAGCTTAGAGGCTCAAGGAGCTACGTTTGACTTCAGCGAGTTCAGCAAGGTTATAGATGGTGAAAAAGGACCTTTATTTAAGGTGGCTAAAAAAATAGCAGATAAAAGAGGTACAGAAGATTTGTTTATATTAACAGCTAGGCCACAGGATGCCGCTGGACCTATTAAAGATTTTATGAAATCACTAGGTATAGATATACCTTTAAAAAATATAACAGGCTTAGCTGATGGAAATGCTAAGGCTAAAGCTGATTGGATGGTTGGTAAGGTTTCTGAAGGTTATAATGATTTTTACTTTGCTGACGACGCTATTAAAAATGTTAACGCTGTTAAAGAAGTTTTAGACAACTTTGACGTAAAAGGCAAAGTTCAACAAGCTAAAATAAAGTTTAGCGAAACACTACACAGGCAGTTCAACGACATGATAGAAAGACAAACAGGTGTTGAGTCCATAAAAGTGTTTTCAAAGGTTGTGGCTAGAAGAAGAGGAAAAAAGGCTGGTGGTATAAAGTTTTTAGCTCCTGGAGCAGAAGACTTTAGAGGTTTAACACAATATGTTTTTGCCGGCAAAGGCAAGCAGGGCGATGCTGATCAAAAGTTTTTTGAAGACGCATTAATGGACCCTTACTTTAAAGGTGTAGCTGCTATGGAAACAGCTAGACAAACTCTTAAAAACGATTTTAAAGCTCTTTTAAAAACTTTTAAACCAGTCAAAGCTAAGCTTAACAAGTTAATACCTGGCGGCGACTTTACATACGATGCTGCTGTAAGAGTGTATTTATGGACAAAAGCAGGTTATGACATACCTGGTATAGCCAAAAGAGATCAAAAGAAGTTAAACAGCTTAGTAAGTAAAGATACAGAATTAAAAGCATTTGCCGACGGTTTAATATTAGTAACTAAGTCTAACGTTAACGGTTGGCCTGCTCCTACTGAGTTTTGGGATGCTCATACTATTGTAACTGATATTAGTAATCTTACTGAAAAAATAAACAGAAAAGAGTACTTAAATGAGTTTATAGAAAACGTAGATCAAATTTTTAGTGATAAAAACTTAAACAAAGTTGAAGCGTTATATGGTAAAACTACTAGAGACGCTATAGAAGATGCTTTATATTCTATGAAGACCGGAACAAACAGACCAACAGGTGGTAACTCTATAACAAATAGATGGTTAAACTGGGTTAATAACTCTGTAGGTACTATAATGTTCTTTAACCGTAGATCAGCTTTGCTTCAAACGTTATCCACTGTAAACTTTATAAACTGGAGTGACAATAACCCTTTAAAGGCCGCTATGGCTTTCGCTAATCAAAAACAATACTGGAAAGATTTCACTATGATATTTAATTCTGATAAGCTAAAGCAGAGACGTAGTGGATTAAAATCAGACGTTCAAGAAGCTGAAATAGCTAACGCCGCTAAGAATAGCAAAGATAAAGCATCTGCTATTGTTTCTTATTTACTTAAAATAGGTTTTACACCTACACAGCTAGCAGATAGTTTTGCTATAGCAATGGGTGGTGCTACGTTTTATAGAAACAGAGTAAAAACATACACTAAACAAGGTATGTCTAAATCAGAAGCAGAAACAAAAGCTTTTGAAGATTTTAGCAAGCTGTCTGACGTGGCTCAGCAGTCTGGTGATCCAGCGTTAGTTTCACAACAACAACGTAGTGTAGCTGGGCGTCTTATATTGGCTTTTCAGAATACTACAATGCAATATACAAGAATACAAGTAAAAGCCGCTAGAGATCTTATAAATGGACGAGGAGATGCTAAAACACATATATCTAAGATATTGTACTACGGAGCTGTGCAAAACTTTATATTTAACGCTTTGCAACAGTCTCTATTTGCCTTAATACCAGGCTTTGAAGAAGATGATAAAGAGTTTGACGAAGAACTAGACAAAAAGGGTATTAAAATTATAAACGGTATGGCAGACTCTACGCTTAGAGGTTTTGGCATGTACGGTGCTGTTATAGCCGCTATTAAAAATACATACCTACAATACTCTAGGCAAGAGGAAAAAGGATACAAAGCAGATCACACTTACACGATAATAGAAGCTGCTAACTTGTCTCCACCAATAGGGTCTAAGCTTAGAAAAATTTACAGTGGTATACAAACAAGTAAATTTGATAAAGACGTTATAGCTAAACACCCTTGGGATGTTACTATAGAAGGTAGATTTAACCCTTCGCCTACATATAGTATAATAGGTAGTGTAGCATCGGCTGGTTTAAATATACCTTTAGATAGAGCTGTTTTAGAAGCTCAAAGTATAGCTGAAATGTTTGATGAAAGAAATACTAAGCTTCAAAGGATTTCACTTGGTCTTGGTTACAGAACCTGGGATGTAGGAGCTAAAAACGAAGAGTTTGATTTGATAAAATTAGAAGCTAAAAAAGTAAGAAAAGAACAAGGTAAAATCAAAGCTAAGAAAACAAGAGAAATAAATAAAAAGAAAAAACAAGATTCTATAAATAATTTATCAGAAGAACAAAGAAACAAATATTATAGAGATCTTAGATTAAAAAGATCAGCCTCAGCTAGAAAGGCAGCGGCAACTAGAAAGAAGAATAAAAGAGCAAAAGATTCAATAATGTCACTAAACAGAATTTAAAATGAACATACCTATAACGAAAAAAGTAAAAGACGCTACATGTAATACTAAGTTTCCGGCTAATTTTGAGGTAGCTAAAAATGCTGATGGATCCGGAGGACCTATATCTATAGCTAAAAAAACAAAAAACGATCCTTGCTGGAAAAACTACGAAATGGTAGGAATGAAAACTAAAGGTGGAAAAAAAGTACCTAACTGCGTTCCTAAAAAATAAACAAAATGAGCTTGTCAGACATAAAATTATACACTATGAACGTGGGCGCTATTAGCGTAACGACGTTTACACAAATAGAAGACGGTTTGAAAATAATACTGCTTTTAATAACTATCGGATATACATTATCTAAGTGGATTAAAATTAAAAAAGACTGTGAAAAGTGAAATACTTTAACTACGAAGAGTTTGACTCGCCCGACGTTCAGGGTAGTGGCCAATTAATGGACAGTAAGCTACTTAAAATGTTAGATAAAACAAGAGAGATATACGGTAAACCTATACATGTAACAAGTGGTTATAGGACAGAAGCTCATAACCGTAATGTTGGTGGTGTGCCTAGCTCTTCTCATTTAAAAGGCTTAGCTGTAGACATAGCGTGTATAGCATCGAGCGATCGCTACAAGTTATTGTATGCTTTAATAGAGGTTGGATTTAACAGGATAGGAGTCGCTAAAACATTCCTGCATATAGATATAGACAAAGATAAATCTGATAACGTAATATGGACATATTAACATGAAAAAATTTATAGATAAATTACAGTCTGCTTGGAACAGCTTATTATATAAGCTTATGTTCAAAAAGTATAAATAAAAAATATACAAGATTATGGGGTATAGCATGAAAAAAAAATTAAACAGTAATGGCTTAAGAAATTTACAATCTCCTATTAGAAAAAAAGAAGAGCCTAAGCCTGAATATGAAACTGCTAGTCATATTCTTAATGATTTAGAGTATACCACTAAAAAAGATTCAGGTATGTCTGATGCTGAGTATGCAAAGTACTTTAGCGAGGGGTCTATTCATAGGCCTAATTTAAATGAAGTAGTTGTCACTGCGGTTAATAGAAATAAATTAACTCCTGACGAAAGAAAAGTTTATAATAAGTTTTACGGAGGTAGAACTAAGCGTACCATGAAAAACCCAAACTATGATAGATCAAAGCCACCAAGTCGAGAAAATACACCATATACAAAGCTTGAAAGTCCGGAGTTTGTTAGAGATAAAAATTTTAAAAATTATAAAAATATAGTACACGGTGGCAAAAGGTTTGAAATAAGTGCAGCTGATGCCATTACAATGTTTAGAGATTCTAAAGCTGGCTATTCAGAAAAACCTAGTTTTTATGCAAAGTTGACCCAAAAAAAATATGATATTAATAAAAAAGATCCTATAGGATTTAGAGGTCACGCAGGTGTCAACAAAATACATGTAAGCCCTAAAGCTGGGCTTAAAACCGTTGTGGCTGAGCTCGCTCATGTTTTCCCCGGTATGAAAAAAAATATGAGTATTAAAGGAACCATGTCAAGAGTATCAAGAGCTATAAAAGAAAAAAAATTTCCTGATAAAAGTAATTATAAATCTAAAGAAGATTTTGAATATAAAACCCATACTGGTCCTAACTCTGTTGAAAGAAAATTATTAGAAAAATACGGAAGACTTTATAAAGAATAAAAAAAAGGGGCTTTCGCCCCTTTCTCTAACTAACTAAACAACTAACCATCACAAGCAACACAATCTTCATTCATTGCTTGCTGCGCTATGTCTCCACGCAAGACCGACTCAGTCCTCGTATAATATAAAGTTTTAACTCCTTTTTTCCACGCTTCAAAATGGACTTTATTAATCCACTTAGGCGTCGCAACGCTAGGAAACGCTAAATTCAAACTAACTGATTGATCTACATACTGCTGTCTCAATCCAGCTTGATTAACTAACTCTAGTTGATTAATCTCCTTAAACGTTTTAAATACTTCTTTCGCTGGTATATTGTGGGGTCCAATATTAACCCCGTCAAGTTCATCAAGACCTTGAACAGATCCACCATCTGCAAGAATTTTATCCCATGTTTCATTATTATTTATTTTAAGTTTTCTAAGTAATTTTAAAAGTGTAGGATTTTTACGTATAAACGTACCTTTGGCAGACTGCTCTGTAAATACATTAGCGGCCCAAGGTTCTATTCCCGGCGAAATGTTTCCGCTAAGCTTGCTATTGCTAACAGTGGGAGCGACAGCGCGGAGATGAGTATTACGATACCCAGTGCCAGCACACCACAAAGGTTCACCGTAAACCTCAGCAAGATTGTAAGAAGCTCGTTCAGACTCGATTTTGATTTGCGAAAATATTTTCCTAGTTTCAAACTGAGCAAGTAAACCTTCAAAAGGAATACCTTTTTCTTGGAGATAGGTGTGCCATCCAAGTACACCCAGCCCAAGTGCTCGTCCTTTTGTAGCAGAACGTACGGCATTTTCAAAACCTCTAAGTCCTTTTGCTCTTTGAATAAATTCCTCCATGACGCCGTCAAGAAACCATATGGAGTCGTGTATAAGGTTGCTATTTTTCCATTCATCATATTTAGCTAAATTTAATGACGACAAGCAACATACAAAGCTATGATTCTCGTCTGTGTGTAATGTAATCTCTGAACATATGTTTGTCATATGTACTTTTAAGCCATTGTCTTTGTAGGCTCGTGGGTTATTTTTATTTGTATTCCCCTTAAAAAGGATGTAAGGTTCGCCAGTAGCTTTACGCTTTTGAAGTAATTTTCCCCAACGTTTTCTAGCGTCTCTATCTCCTTGTTCAATTCGTCGCATAAATTTATCGCCAACCACAGCGCATTGATGCAAGTTAAGTGATTGTCTGTTGACATCTCCTTTAGGTTCACGTATTTCGAGCCACTCATCGAAATCGGGGTGATCAATATTAATATTAACTGATGCAGCTCCTCGTCGGACAGATCCTTGATTAGTGGCAAGTATTGTCGAGTCGTATATTTTACAAAACGGCACAACGCCATCACTTGTTCCATTGCCTGTAATTTTAGCTCCGGCGGGTCTTATTTGATTTATACCGATACCAACTCCACCGCCGTGTTTAGCGAGTAGCATCATCTCTAAGTTTTTTTGTCCTATGTCCTGTATCGAGTCTGCAACATCAATGCCAAAGCAAGATATAGGTAAACCGCGATCAGTCCCTGTATTTGATAACACAGGACTAGCCAGACACAGCCAACCATTCCAAATATAATCAAAGAACGTTCCGGCCATCTCAGGTTTGTAAAGTCTACGTGCAACTGTTTTAGCAACTCGCATATACGCATCACGAGGCGTTTCATCTTGCAATAAGTAACCACCCGCGATAGTTTTTTTGTAAACGTCCGTATCACCCCACTTAGGGTAATCTTCTCCTTTTTTCCATTCATTGTTCCACATTTATCTTTTATTTTTTTTGAGTATTTTAATGCGTAATCTAGGTGAGCCTCTTCCCAATGTTTCCTATACGGAGCACCATTGGGAAAAGTTTTATCACAAAGACTACATTTAATTATATCTTTAGACACCGTTTATTGAGTGTATGATCCATGCTATTAAGCCGTTAACGTTTAAAGCAACTAAGTTCCATTGTTTACGTGATGATGTCTGTACTATAACACATACGAATCCCATAATGAAAAACATAGGTTCAATTGTCCATTGGCCTGCTATAACAAAACCAGAACCCATATACCCAACGCGTGATGCGAATTTCTGCCAAGGTGTAAGCTTATTAGTATATCGTAAAGCTCTAATCAACCTATACTTCCATCTTCTTTTTCTTTTACTTATTCCCATATAAGTCTATTTCTATATCTTTATTAGTTATGTTACCAAATATCTTCGAAGTCTTCCCCTTCATTAGCTTTGCTATAATCTGTCGGCCGCATTGCGAAAAAATCAGTATGAGTGACCCCGCCGGTAAGATGATAGAACCAATCAAGATTAGCTGCTGCCGCCTTGTCATACGCGAAATAGTTCCCAAGGTCAACGTAACCAAGTTCAACAAGTTTTTCATTTGCTCTCTTTTTTATAAAATGTATTAAATCATTTGACGATATGCCTTCAATGTCACCCATCTCAAACATCTTGTTAATATACTTAGTCTCTAGTGCCACCATGGTTTCCGCAGCTTTTACTATATCTTCTCGACATAAATTCAGTAATTGATTGTTTTCGCTGCACATATCACGGAAAAGCTTGCAACCCATTCTACTGTGTAAACTCTCATCGCGAACAGACCACTTCATTTGTTGTCCGATCCCTTTAAGTAAATTGCGAAGCTGAAAACTATAAAGGACTGCAAAAGCACTATACAAACTAACTCCTTCAGCGAAGGCTGAAAATACAGCCAAGCTTTTACCAATGCCAACTGAGTTATCACCGTTATAAGCAACCAAATTATCAAATCTCTCAGCCGTTGCCGGTTCGTGTAAGAATGCTTCATAATTTTCTAATCCTAATGTTTCATTTAAATAACTGTATGCTACTGCGTGTATGGTCTCTTGTGATCCAAACATCATAGCCATTTGCTGTATCTCGTGTTTCGGGAACCAAGATACAACTTTTTGCGTCCAATAGTCGGAGACAGCGCATTCGGTTTGTGCGAAGCCGAGTAGTATGTTTCCAACAAGGTGTTTTTCTTTTTCATTTAGTTTTTCTTTCCAATCTTTTATATCTCCTTGCATTGGTATTTCAGTGTGTAACCAAAATGCCTGTGCTTGTTTTAGCCAACCTTCTGTGTAATACTCAGGATACTCAAAAGGTTTGTACGGTATTCTTTTATCAAATAATCCCATTACTTATATACTTCTAATGCTATATCAATTAGCGGTAAATAAATAACGTGTGTTGTCTGTGTTTCTTCTTCGTATGATCTCATACCGACTAATAAGCCGGGATAAGTACCTATTGACAGGCTCCATTGTTTTTTCTGTTTGCTCATATTTTTTTACTTAATATTAAAGGTGATTCATCTTTGTTTGTTGATACAAAATAACAAGCATCATTCTCATGTACTATTATTTCTTTATCTTTAAATGTCTTAGGATATTTAGCTAAAACATAATCAATAACATTTGATCCCATATCTATCTTGTATTTCTATTAGTTCTTTATATTTTATTTTACCTCGCGCTTCCCAACTCCATTGCCACCATTTATCTATTTGACGCTCAGCATACTTCTGTCTAGCTATCCTTTTCGCTTCGAAAGGATTAGCTTTATTGTCTCGTCGCATTCTTTTTGATTTTGTGGTTTATACAATGTGTAACTAGGAAATTGATTCATAACTAATCTTTTAAATAACTTCCAACGCATTGGAAATGATTCGTTAGCTCTACCTTTTGTTTCAATTATAAAGTCATCACCAATAAAATCAGGTGTGTACTTTATAGGTAGTATACGCTTACAGCCTCTGTTTTTGTAATCACCTTTACCATTAGCACATCGTTCATATACTTCATTATCAAAATGAAAGCCAGCTAATAAAACAAAAGTTTCTCCCTCGTATTTAGATTTGATTTTTGCATTTTTCAAAGCCATATACATATAACGCTCAAGGCCAGATGCAAAGTTAATACCATCATATGATACTTTCTTTGACTGTACTGGCCCGCGTTTTTTCTTACGTTTATAAGGTCTCCTCTTCATCTACTTCAATGTCTTTAACCATGTCATTTAAAACTAAATCTAAAGCATGATCTTCATCATAGTGTAAGCCGTCATTACCGTTTTGACCTATAACGTTAATACGATTAAGCATTGCCTCTTCGATCTCATCAGTCAAACAACGTTTAGCAGCTTCTATGTATAGCAAAGCATCCATTAGTTCTTCTTGTACGTCAATTAAGAAACGATTAAGATCTTTTTCTTGACCTTCGATCTCTTGCATCATTGTGGCTCCATACTTTTTCTGACCGATAATGCTGCGTTGATCCATTTTCTTAAGTACTGCTAGTACTATTTCATCTTTAGTATCTATTTTCATAACGTTTCTTTTACAAATGTTCCATTAAGCATTTTACCTTTACGCGTAGCTATTTCTGTGTAAGCTGCATCAATACAGTCTTCAATAGTAAAACCTTCTAAGTGTGCTAGGTTTGTAAGTACTACAACCATATCACCAATAGCATCTTGTATTTCAGGTTTATCTTGTTTTAGTATTGCTTGTGCTAACTCACCGGCTTCTTCTTGTAGTTTAACGTACTGAGTATGTGAATTACCCTTGTCGTATAAGCCTCTTTCTTGCGCCCATTGTCTTATAAGATCAAAACGACCAGGCACTTTATCTACGCTAGTATCGTATTTAAGCTCAGTCTGCGGTGTGTGATGAGGATTAAAAAATGCCTCGTAAAAAGCTTTATTATACACGTAGCATCTATTGCTATTATACATTGACTCTTTAACGTTAGCCATTATCCACGGAATGTTTTGTTTGGTAATTTCAAACTGGCCAAATTCCGTTTGCCAAGTAAGACCTATGTTGTCCTGTAATCTACCTTTTAACTTATTGACAGGTACAGGGAAAGTTGAGGTTTGCTGTGTTGCGTTTATATTCATATTTTTAAATAAGTTTTTATATAGTTTTCTATCGACCTTATAGCCGTAAGACTTTTGAAGTTCTATTTCACGGTCTGATATATAATCTATATCGTCTGACTGTTCAAGAACTTCATACTCATTCTCCTTATAGCCTTGCATAAGGGTAACTCTGGTATTAAGATCACGTGTAACACCGATCTTTTTACCAGGTATGTGGTATAAATAATACATAATTATAATTTATCGTTATATAAGTGCATGTTGTGTGCGTGGTGGTAATACCAACCGATTTTTAAATTCAGTCTGTAAGCAATCATTTTTTGCAATGATGAGAATTGATACTGATCATTACAGAAACCGTACCAGATGTCATTAGAACGCATATAGACGGACATACACAGCTCATCGTTTATAATTGTAAACTGAACTGCATAAGTACAAGGCGTATCTGTCTTGTATTTATCATATTCTTTACCGTCGTATATACTAATTGCCGCGTGACGTGTGTTAGGGTTTGTTTTAAGCTTTGCACAGACGTAGTCTATTTGAGCTTTACGTTTCCATTGGTAACCGTAATTACTATTGACGTTACGATCACTGTCTGCCATACGCTCCCATATCGGTGGTATTTTACCATATAGCTCACCAAGCTTATCAATGCTAGGATCACCAGACAAATACCATTGCCATTCAGCTTCAGCATATTCTAAACTCCATTTGCGCTGTTTGTTTTTGATGTGGTTGTCTTCAGGGTTTGTTATATAAAAGCCGCAGTTGAATATAGCCTGCGTGCCATCAAACTCTATACCGTTTATAACAACCTCGTCAAGTAAAGCTTCATATGCTTCATCTGCGTTGTGAAATGTGTTTTTCATAATAGTATTTATAATATTCGTAAATCTTCTCCCATATCAAACCTTTAATATAATGACTAGGATCTTCATGTGTTCTACCATTGTTTGTTATGACAATAGACCATCGAGTTTCGTTAATAGCTTTTGGTGCAATATATATTTTATTTCTTATACACCATCTATAAGCTTTCCAATCTAACTCTGACGCTACGTATGTACCCATGTTTATCTTTTTACCCCATGCCATTTATTCCCAAGGCATTGGATCGTCGCCAATATTAATTGGTTCGTGTGGTATAAAACAACCAGACTTAGGTTCCCACTTAAAATGTGCTTCAGCTTGATTCTCACCAAGGTTTTGAAACTTAACTTTAAGAACTTTAGCTTTAACAGTTTTGTTTTCATAATCTCTATGAACTAACAAACCGTGATAACTAGCATCGTACCATTCGCCACCGCCTTTTATACTGTACATTGTTGGCTCTTCAATCTTACCGTCTTTGTCTTTATACATTTTAGTAGGGTGAGCTACTACAAAAACTAAAACGTCAAACTTTTTAGCAAACATTTCAATTTTAGTCAAGTACTCCATTGTATACCTGTTTACATCTTCTGTTTTACAGTCAACATCTCTTACTTTATTAAATGGATCAATAACAAGGCATTTAATACCTTTACGTTTAACTAGCTCGGCACCTTTTTTAAGTACCGATTCTAGCGTGTATCGTTCCATATCAATATGAAAGAAGTTTGTATTACAATGATCAGCTACTTGATTCCATTTATCACCATGTATATCTGCTGACGTTGGCATACCTTGCCAAACCTTACGCATTAACTTATGTGCGTGAAGGTAAGTTGGGACATTTTCCGGACTAGCAAACGCCGTTTTCCAGCCATAGTTTTGGTTATAGCCAACAACCATTTGGTCGACAAAATCTGATTTGCCGCTACTCGGAATACCAGTGACAGTAATAAACTGACCAGTGTAAGTTGAAAAGATGTTATCAAAATTTTCCAAGCCAATTTGATATCCAGGTTTAAACCCGTTACGAACAAAGTCTGTGACTTCGTCTTCAATGTCCCTAAATGTCGTGACATTTTCAAGCGGTACCGGTCTTGATCCTTCAATACGCTCTGCCAGTTTTTGTTTTCCATGTTTTTGTAGGTATTCGTTAGCATCTTTACAATCATCAAACGTAGCTATGTAGCATACTTCAGATCCTAATCGTCTTATAAGCTCTGTTTGTAATGCTTGACCTGCTTCGTCTGAATCTACGGCTAATATAACTTTTTCTTTATCTTCAAAGTAATCAATACAGTTGTCAAGATAATCTAAGTTATTAGTATTTAATGTAGCGCCGTTTGGTACAGATATTGCATTGGTAATACCAGCTTCATGTAAAGCTAGTACGTCCATTTCACCTTCAACTATGACACAAGAGTCATAACCTACAGTACTATCAATATTATAAAATACTTTTTCAGCACCTTTAAATAATTTAAAGTTCTTTCTTCCATCGCGGTACTTAATGTTTATTAAATCACCGCCTATAAAATAATTGAACTTTATTGCTGTCTCGGTTTTACCGGTTTGCGGCATATATTCAGATCCCTCACCGACTTTTAAATCAGTGAGGGTTTTCTGAGATATACCTCTTGTTTTAAACCATTCAACTATCTTACTAGTAGGAGCTGTACCAGCATACTTAGGTTTTTCATAAACCTTTACTGTTTCGCCCTTACGTTTGTAAGTATGCAGTTGAAAAGTTGTATTACAATTGTGACAAGTACCGAGACCCCGTTCCCAATCATAAGACGCACATTTTGCCTTTTGATTCTTGGGTTTTCTAGTGTGAGAACAAACAGGACATATACCCTGCTTTTTTCCTTCTTCTAGCTTGTGTTGATTGAAATTATCAATCAAGAATCCATTGATCTCTGTTGTTTGCATTCAATTTAATTTAATCTTCAATTAATGTCACATTACCATTACCGTCGGTAACTACGTTTAGATAATCTTCTTCGTCCATTAAAACGGTAAGTCATCTACAGGTTGTGCAGCTGGTGCTGCTTGCTGCGGTTGACCATCACGTGGTGCTGCTGCAACATTATCGCCGTTAGTCCAAACTACTTGTACATTACCTAAGTAAGTTTTAGCAGTTTTGGTTTCACGTTCTTCTTTTGATTGAGCTACAACAATAGGACCTTGATTTCCGAACTGATCCGGATCATCGTTAAGCGTTATTGTTATAGGCAAGTATTTACCTTTTTTACCTACGATAATTTTATCTTTAGGTATTTCATTAAGGTTGATACTAGCTTTAATTATACTAGCCATTATACGTAAGAATTTAATTGATTAAACATGCGTTGCATCTGCTCTTTAGTAGCACCGCTATTACGTCGCAGATTATCCACAGCTTTAACATGCGTTTGATTAGCGTAGAAATTGTTTACGCTAGTTTCTAATCCTGTTACGCTGCATACTTTAGTTTGGTTTTTTCTGGTTCTTGCCATTGTTTATAGGGTTTGATTAATAAAAAATTGTTGAGGATCAAAATCCTCTGATTTAAAAAATAGTCGGTATTGTTCTGCTGCTCTTGCAACTTTATCAGCTCCTCTCTCATAAAACTGCGGTGAGCAATCGAATATACCTATTTGATGTGTATTTTTGTCTATTGCAATAAATATAAACTCGTAACCAAAAAGCTTACTGTAAATATAAGCTTGACTATCGTAGTTGTATTTAGATGCAGACCACTTGAATTTGTTAAGATCAGCTGTTGTTTTTAAATCAATGATTAATTTCTCATCATGATTTACAATGTCAGCTTTACCTTTCCACATCTCGCCTTCAAGCTCCGCAATACCTGGTCGTTCGTATTCTACGTTTATACCGCGTATAAGATCTTTACACATATCATTTGCTAACATCTTATCAGTCATTAGCTCGATTTGATCAACCTCATGCTGTAGTAAACATAGTTCACCGCCAGACATCTCCTTGTAAGCTTTAGTATTTCTAGTACTAGCATCGATAATCTTATACTTTTTAAGTTTATCAGGTTCTAGTATAGCTGTGTGGAAATAACCACCAACTAGAAACGCAGGTCGTGGTGCTTGCTGCTTTCCTAAAGCTAAAGGGTTTGTAAGTAATGTAGAAATATCAGAATTACTAAGGTATTGTTTTCCAAATTTACCGTAATAGTGTTCATCATTTTCTAGCTTTTTTAATACGTCTTTCATTATAGAGTATTTAATTCGGCCTCAACTTCTTTAGATAAGGCATATTTAGCTTTTATAGCATCTAACTTACCTCCTGCTTTTAAATAGGCTCTAGCTTTTGAAAAAGCTGGATCTTTTGTAGAGGTTAACGTGTTTTTTGCTTTTGGTGCTTTACCGTGTGTATTAACAGCATCGCTGTCTTGAGTGTCGTCGATTAGAAACAAATTGCCTAAGGCATATTTCTTACCGTAGCTCGAAGCAGAACCGAACTGTTGAGGTGTTTGCATACCTTTTTGATTAAGGTCAACACCGACTAAGGCTGTAGCGTGTATAGCATTTTCGCCGTCCGATACAGTCGCAGTTGTTTGAATTATAGGCATAACGTGATTATCGATTAGTTCTTCATTAATCGTTACTGATACTCCTAACTCTAATAGGTAGGGTTTTGTTGCTTCGAGAATGTCTTCGGCTGATCTGAAGTAATATTTGCCGAAGGAGTTAAACCTAGATTTTTTAGATTTAAACTTTGTCTGGATAGTTGCCAGTTTTTTATTTATGGTCATATGGTTTATTCTTTTGGTCTATATATATAATTACACATAAACATTAATAATTAAATTTAAATTTTCACCTAACTTACAGATAGTCAATAACTTGCGAGCGATCAACATTGTCTATTAATACTTGTATTGCTTCTTTTTTTATTTGTGAAACTCTAACATTAGCAGTAGCTACGCTTATCCCTACTGCTTTAGCTATATCGTTGGCTAGCATTTTATCGCAGTCTAAGCCGTAAGACATTCTAAGTACATCGTACTGAATAATACTTAGATGTTGCTTCATTAATCCAAGTAAGTACACGTTCATTAAATCCACATTATATTCTTCAGAATTATCTGGAACTTGATAAGCAAAATTTTCCTCATTAGACTCGTAAACATCAAAGCTACTGAACACTGAGTTAAAAAACATTGCTACTAATTTTTCGTCTTCTGGTGATTTTCTTATTTCGTTTAGCTTATGCTCTGGTATTTTTATATTACCCCTGTTTATATCTATAGCACGTCTTATAGCTCCTTTAATACGTTTAGAAAAAAACGATTTTAAAGTTTTTTCAATATCTTTAGTCTCAGCTAGTTTCTCAACCCAGTCTAGTTTATCAACAGCGTGTACTAAACCTTTTGATCCTTCTTGTATTAGATCATTGATACTAAGCACACCAGATGCCTGTTGCGATGTTGAAAACTTACGCGCTAGATTTTCTACAAGAGGTAAAAACTTAACTATAAGTTCTTCTCTTGTGTAATAGTCATAGAATTTATCTTCAGGCATAGATCGTTTAAGATCTTCTTTATACCTTATATAATTCTGTACGTTATATTTCTTCATATTGTTCTATTTTATCAAAAGCTTTTTCCATTAGCTCGTTATTAGCGTAATATATATTACCTATGCTTGCCATCCACTCATTAAATTCTTTCATAATCTAACTTATTAAAGCTAAAAATATAGTTGGTAAAATAGTATATATAATATCTGTAATAGAGAATTTATCGTCTAATAATTCTTTAACCATAGATATTAATAATACTAATAAAATAACTACAAATATTTCAAACAGTGAAGCAAATATAAAAGTCAATATACTTCCGTAAAAATAATGTAGTAATTTATCTTTAGGTATTAAAGATAAAAACTCTTGTACTTTGTTTTTTAATTTTATCATAATTGTTTATTTAGTAAATCTTTTTCTTTTTTAAGTTCTTCACACATATTTCTTTGTATAGTACGAGCTGAGCAGTTAAGCAAGCCAGCAATACGACCTATAGTAATTTTTTGGCCATACTCATTTAGATCTAACATACACTGATAAATAGCCTCTTCGTCTATACGTCTTGATCTTCCAATTAATTTTCCCACAATACTCATTTTTTGTTCAAGCGTTAATCCGCTATAGTCTTTAAATAATATTTTACGTTTCTTGTTTATAGGGGCTTGGCAATCATTAGTTAAAACATCGTTTATCATAGCGTCTAGTTTTTTATCACCAATAAAAAATGTTACAAAGCCATTATATTTATCAGCTATAAACCTAAATACTTTTGGTAGATTATTAACAGGTAAACCATCGTAATTGTTTAAATAGTATAAAACATAAAAATGCCACTTCAAAGAACGATACGTAGTTATCTTAGCCTTGCTATTAAACAAGTGATAAGCCTCGTGCGTACCGTTCTCATAGTATTTATACGATGCGGTTTCAATAGTAGGTATATCATTAATAGGATCTCTCCTATAATTTACCCTACGATCATTCAACCATTTCATGTTTCTACTGTGTGACATTAGCCCCTTACTTTACTACCTTTAAGGGCTTTTGTCACCCTTGGTTTAACAAAATTTTTAATTTTGGTTTTTATTCCGAATGCATCTGTTTGTATTAGATGTTTATATGTTTTTATTCTACTCATATATTTTTTCTATTTTAGTATTTGCAACTACGTGTTTTTCGCCAATGTAATAATTCCAATAAGCTTGAACACTATCGCCTTCAACTTTATATTCATCAGGCATACACTGTGGTGGTTCTGTGAAAAAACCATCAGGTATACCTTTAGGTATAAACATTAAAGGTGTTTTGCATTTAGTTATTGTTAAATGTTCTTTACCATATCGATCTGTGTATTCTTCGCCAAGCGCTACCATATGATTATATAACCACAAATACTGGCTTCTATTACCTCTACACCATATTGTTGATGGGTGATTGTAATGTGCTTTTTTGTATGGTACAAAAGTCTGGTAGTCATACAACTCAGCGTAATGATGATGCGCTGTACAAAGCATCTGGGCTGATTCTAAGATCATTTTAACCACATGCTTATTATATTGTACCCTTGCAGCTACAACTGGATCCTTATCTAAATAAAATATATTCATTCGTATAGTTTATCTAATAATATTCCTACAACTTCTTCTGATATCATGTTTTGATGATATAATTTCCATATTAATTTACTCATAATCCTGACTTTTGTAAAAAGTAATTATATACCTCTGGTATATGCTTTTTGTAATAAGGTTGCTCTGATGCAACCCATTTTTTAAGCTCTGCCTTAGATTTAAATCCAGCGTTGTGATCCCAGAAACCATCAGATCTTTGTATTGTATTAAAAGTTGGCTCTATGTCATCAATAAAGTCACCGACTGTCCAACCTTCCCATATGTGCTTATCTCTATTCATAATTTCTAAGTGTTTTAAACAGCGGGTGTCTGTAACTACCTGCATTTGTACGTTGAAAGTATGTAAACGTAGCACGCTCACCGATATAGTTATGTATGTTATCTAGTATAAACTTACGATCTTTGAAGTTGTAACCTTTACCGATTGGACAGCCAAACTTGTTGCCGTCATCGTCTTGCATAAAGAACTTGCCAATAAGACCTGTAAACTTGCCTTTACCTGCTTCATAGCCAATAATTGTAGCTTCGGTATCATGAAAGTCTTTAAACTTTTGTAGATTATAAGATCGTTTTTGCTCGTAAAAGCCATTAGTACGTAGCATAGAGCCTTCGTAACCTTGAGCCAAGTGTACGTCGTGTAGCATTTTAGCCTCTGCCATGCAATCAACTGTAGTGTTGGGAATAAGTGTCATAGTTCTAGCAAAAGGCAAGTTTATTCTTAGCCAATTGTAACGATCTTCATAGTCAACGCCTTCAGCAATAGTATCATACACGTGGTATTGTACAAGATTACCAGCTTCAAATCGATCCTCGTCAGTTGGTTTTTGTTTTCTGACCAAAGATATGATCTTTTCAAAATCGTGCTTTAGATCGTGATTATACAGCTCACCGTCAAGAACTGAGTTAGGATTATTATTAAAGAAGTCTTCAAGATCTTCTTCAAGATGAGCTACGTTTTTAAATTGTTTGCCAGTACGAGAGTAAGCTCCGTCTTTAGTAAAGATACAACGCACACCGTCAAGCTTTGGTTGTATAAAATTCTTTGCAGACCAGTCGACTTCTTTCTTACCGACTTTGTGTGCAAGCATTGGTTTTATCATAAGTTATTTAGTTTTTCTTCTATGTGTTTAATTTTTCCGTGTATTACAGCAGCTTTTTCGAACTGCTCTGATTTCTCATATGATGACAATAGCGTCATAAGCCTAGCAAGTTCTGCAAGTAAAAGCTCTTCTTCGCTTACGTGCCTAACATTACCAAGCTTATCGCTTATTGTTTCCTGCAGATCTATATGGAACTGCTCGTCATATTCTTTTTGTTTAGCAATTAATTTATCTGCAATTAACTCTGCTAATTTGTCTATTTCTTTGTTTGTCATTTAGTATTATGAATCTAATATATTATTTACTTCGTTAGCAAAGTCTTTTTCTGACTCAACAACAGGCCACTCATAGCCTTGATCTTCAAGCTCAGACTCAACTTCTTCTAGTTTACGATCATACAAATGCTCGTATATTTCTTCAATAGCATAATCAACAAAGTCAGCATCTGTGTCATCTAAGTAAATAGGTGATAACTCATCTCTTATAGCATCAGCTAGTGCAACATGAAGATCACTGTCGTAATAGTATACATCTTCTGATATACATACATTATCCATACTTTCAGTAGCAACCCATACTTCGTAACCATCTCTAGTTGACTCAGTGTATATGTAATAACCGCAGCTATTGTTGTACATATCTGTAAATTCTACGTCATAGTGCTCAAGTACCATTTTCTTTTGCCAGTCTTGATCTGCTTCATTAACATCTAGCCAACCTTGATCAGCTAGTGTTTGTTCTATTAATTCGTCTGTTAGTATTTTACTCATTTATTTTCTTTTATGATTAATTTTTCTACCTTGATCTATAATGTTTTCAGCTTCAGCCATACCTAAACCGTAATACTCTCTAAATCTTTCTGTACTTAAGAAGTTATTAAACCAGTCTAAGTACATATCCTTCTACTTCTTGATTAGATCTACTCATCTGTTTCTATTAGTTTAGCAATGTATTGCCATGTTAGTAATTCTCTTTCGTTAGATCTTAAACAGGTTTTTAGTAGATCAACTGATAATCTACCGTCGCCACCTGCTTTAATATCTCGTTTATAAGTCTTGTTTTCTAGTTCTATAAAGCTAATTTTAGCAAAAGCCTTATGTCTAGCTCGTTCTTTTATATCTTTATTCATAACTTTTATTTGCATTAAAAGCATCACCGAGAAAGTCTAGCTTGTTAGGCGTCATTACATCAAAAGCAGTACCATATTTTACATCTGTAAACCAATATGTGTTTTTAAGTTCATCTTTAATATTAGCCATTTTGTAAGAATACTTCTTGTTTTCTTGTTTAATAGCTTTTTTGTACTCAGGCTTTAGCCTTTGCCATAAATTTAGTCGTTTTTGCATAATTATTTTATATTATTATCCGTTAGTGTTCGTATTTTGTTTGTAACTACTGAAGATCAGCTAGTTTATACTCACCTGATTCTATTTTAGCTTTAGTATCTGCAGTACCTTCGCCTAAAAACTGGTTGCGGTATTTACTTGTAGTACGCGAGTAATCCCAATAGTAACTATCTAGTATAATTTTACGATTATTATCTCTAAAAGCAATAACGCTGTCATAGCTTTGGAAGTAAGTTCCTTCGTCAGTATATATAACGAATTGATTAGCCACAGGATTACCTGAGCTATTACTTGTCATTTGTCTAACTTTAGCTGTCATATTCTCCTAGTATTTCTTCGATATCATATTCGAGGTTAGTAATTTCTCTTGCGAGATCTAAAAAGTGTGAAAGAGCGTTGACTTCATAGCTGCTGAGCTCATCTGTGTCTCTTTCTTCGATTGCATTTACGCAATCTTGCATGTCTGTGACGGTGTTTTCAAACCGACAATAACTCATATTTGGCATTTGTTCTTGTTTTAAAATTAGTAATACTTTAACAGTAGGCATTGCGACTCGGTAACGCTGCACCCTTCTTGTCCAGGCTTGGTACCTACTGTTTAATATTTTAAGAGAGATGTGTCCACGAAGCACTTCGATTACGGATTACCCGCGTTTTGTGTTGGACAAGTATATAGCTGCATATCTGCCATCTCTCTATTAGTGGACGTGGCAGGAATCGAACCTGCGTTTAGGTAATGCACAAAGCAGAACCCCTAACCATTTACACGCCCATATGCTACAAGCTAGGGTAATAACTATTGAGTGTTTTTAGATTCCTGAGTTCATAACGATCCCTCACCAGTTCACTTGCATTCTCACTCGCATTACTACTCGATACTAACTTGTAGCTATTTGATGGACCATTACGGTGCTTCCATCATTTACGCCGCCAAGCTCTGTGCACAGATGCGCTAACTTCTTGGCTGACGATTTGTATTGTATTGCCCGTCTTGTGCTCAATGATAGGGACATACGAGTATGTTTTAGTTGTTGAACACTTCACACAAGTTTTATATCCCAGTTCTAAACGGACAGGGTGGACGGTTGTACCACATCTACAATACATAGTTATTTATTTTATTTGTTACATATATATTATCCAGAGGTGATCGTATTTTGTTTGTAAAGGTATTCGATTGCTCGATCCATAACTTGCGCGTGTATAGCATTGAACTCGTCGCCATCAAAAGGCTGATCTGCTATTTGCCACTCAACAGTGTGATATATTATTTCTTTAATATGATCCGCTACACCTTGTGCAACTTGATCTAGTTCTTTCATTTTACTCATTTTCCATATATTTTATTTAACACTCTATCAATTACTGTTAGAGCTAAATCACTATCATAAGCAATAAACTTTGATAATATATTAGTATAATCTATTCTATTAGCTATTGAATCACTCGTAAGTAAGTAAACAAGTGTTTTTATTACGTGGTTTTTATTACCATTTATCCATGTTTCTACATAATATGTAGCTTTTTCTGTTACCATATTATTTAAATTTAGCCGCTACTTCACGTATTTCATCTTTGTCTTCTTGATCTAACCCAGGTGTTTGCTGAGCGTACATACGTAGTACATAGTGTACAAAAATGCAGTCGTTTTCTGTTAGTTTAATTGTTTGCATAGTTTTTAAGGTAATAGTTTAACATAAAGTTTAATCTTGTTATTGGTGAAAGTATAAGCGCACGAGCTTTAGTAATACCTTTTGATATATAAATCTCACCATCTTGTCTCTGCCATACGCATCTATAATTTTGCTCGTATGTAGGATTTAGTTGATACGCTCTGTCTGCACCGTTTTGCTTACGTACATAACCTGATTTGAAACAAGCAATGCGTAGTCGTGGTAAGTCTTTTACATTATACGAAGGATTACTATGCTCAGTATAATACTTTAGTCTTTGCCTGCTAAACGAAGGTACAGGAAATTCAAACTCACGAGTTTCATTTTTAGCTTGCCGCTGTGTTGTTACTTCTCTGATTCCGTGATCGATAAGTAGACGTTTTACATACTGTTCTTCGAGCAGAAATTGCTCTTTTTGATAATTTGTCATAGTGTTTTAATTAATTTAAGTTGTTCTACTGTAAATTTCTTTGTATTATCTCGCCACATACGGTTGTGAGTGAACTTTCTAGCTTTGAAAAGGTAGATTTCTGTCTTACAGTCATTCGATTGTACTCGACATCTGTAAGTCCACTGCACAAACCATCGTGGGCGTGCCTGCGCCTATGCTCGCTTGCACGTAATTTCTTTTGCTGCTCTGCATAGATTAGCAGCTCTTTCATGTTAGTTACTACCATGGTAACTCGGTTTTAGGTACATAAGTAAGACCTTTGTAGTTAAACCATTCTGATTTACCTTCTTTGCCTGTATCTTCGTCGTAGATAAATGCGAAGGATTTTGGTAGTTCGCCGACTTTATAGCCTTTGTAAGTTGTACCTTCGATGCGAATATGGTTGTTTGGTAAGAATTTTATTTGTTGCATAGTTTTTTTTATTATATTATCCGACTATTGTCGTATTTAGTTTGTATATTGATTCTGTTGCCATTGTGGTATCTCTGCATTTAAGCGATCATAATACTCTTGTTCTAACAACTTTATTTCTGCTTGCAATAGTTTATGGTGTGAGTGTTTTCTAGTTTTCTTCTTCATATTCTTTGAAAGCTTATACTGTTAGTTCTAAAGGCAATCCTGTACTCTTGTACGAGACTTAGAGCTTCTACTCTATTTTCTGCTTGATCTATTATTTCTGCTTCATAGGAGCCATTACTCCAATATATTATATTATATCTCATCTGAATTTTTTACTATATTATCATTGATTACTTGTAAGACTTCATCGCGTGTGATCTCGCCTTGCATTTGTTTTAGTATAAGAGAAGTCATATCGATCTCTTTATTGTTAGTTATTTGTATAAATTGCATAGTTAATATATTTTTTTATCATAGTGACTCATCCACTCAATGTTACTAAGACTAAAACCTTTAGAGATTATAAAATCTTCTAAGTTCTTATGTCTTGGATATTGGTCTTCTTGTATCTCATATTGGTGCACATGACCATATTGAAAATCTAGTATAGTTATGTATTTCATATTAATCTCCTTTATATTCGCCTAAAGTTTTATAAAATTCCGCTGCTGCTTTATCTGTAAGTTTACGCTTAGCTACATACACCTCGCGGTTATCTATGTACTCATCGATTTGAGCGATCATATCTTGTTCTAGTTCTGTAGAAAAAGACATAATGTGATAAGGGTGGAAGTTAAAGTACTTACATGTAAAGGCAGAACACTCCTGTCCGTTGTAAGCAGTCCACTTACGATATTCGTATGGTATATTTCTGTGTTGCATAGTTATATTATTTTAATAGAAATCATAGTATATGTCTAACACTTCAGACTTTTGCTCGTCAGTAAGTTCAAGCCAGTGAGTTTTGTAAACTCTAAGTGATATTTTTAGTAAAGTGTAAGATTTGTTAGACATAGTATTATTATTTTATTAGTTAGTATTTTATTATATTATCGTGCTTTAGTCGTATTAAGTTTGTATAACTTGTTAGCGCCAAGTAGTTTCATCAGGTGCACTACCTACTTCGATGTAGTCAGAAAGTTTAAAGTTGCTGATTTTCAAGATTATAGTGTGTAAGAAAGTTCTCATATAGTATTGTATTTTTAATGTTAAAAGGTGATAGTTTATTTATATAAAAAAAGGGTGGAGTAGGTGTAGCACCACCCTTCTATGTTTGAAATTCAAACTAGATTACTGTTTTATCTCTGAGAATCACAGGAATACTAGTGGAAGAGGTATAAGATTTATACTTTTCGAAGCAATTCATGTTAGTTAATTTATCTTTCATTATTTCATATACTTTATCATGATTGTAAGTGAAAGTTTTACCTGACTTGAAGTTTACTTCAATTGTTTTATTTTGACCAATGAGTGATTTTCTAATCACGAATCTTTTTGATAGAATATTATTTGACATAGTGTTATTTATTATTTTGTTATTATTAATTTTTTTATTCATATATATTATCCAAATACATTCGTATTTAGTTTGTAAACTATTTAGTGAGAGTGTGAAGAGAAAATGCTATACACGAAGGGGTAATGGAACACATTACTTTCATGCATAATTCAAAAGTGTGACATTAGCCTTATAAGTAGTATAAGTAAGGGGCTATTGTCCTACTTTTTAGTTATACTAAACGATTTCTTTATCGCGTAGTATAACTGGAATTGAAGTAGATGAAGTATAAGATTTATACTTGTTGAAACAGTTCATAGTTTCTAGTTTACTTTTCATAATGTTGTAAACTTTATCATGATTGTATGTAACTTGTTTACCATTTTTAAATGTTACTTCAATGATTTGATTTTTTCCGATTAAAGATTTACGAACGACGAATCTTTTTGATTTTAAATTTTGCATAGTATTATTATTTATTTATTTATATTAGTTTATTATATTATCTTTGTTACTTCGTATTTAGTTTGTAATTTATTTAGTAATATACTTGAAAGTATATCGAAGAATAAACATGTAGACATTCATTGATCCAACCCATCGGCCTTGCTTGTAGATCTTCCAGGTTGATTTGATATTCTTGATATAATTTTTCATAAGTAATAGATTAATAAGTTAGATACATAGATATTATCCATGATCAATCGTATTATGTTTGTAAGGTGTGAGTATTGCTATACACAAAAACCTAAAAAGATCTACGTAGTTAGTCTGCATCGATCTATGTAGGGTCAGGGGGTAAACACGAAAAACATAGGGGAAATATGAAAAACGTAGGCAGGGGTGGGAAAAACAAATCGGTTTTACTTTTTGTTAAGGAATAAGAAAGGAGAGGTGT